ACCTTTTCAAGTTACTGTTTGGGCATAAGGGCTTTAGGGATTAAACGCATTTAACGAAAAGTCTTTACATTTTACAATATAAAGAGGGCGTTATTTTACCCAGCGATAAGAAGGATGAGACAGTAGAGCCTCAGTAGATAGACCCTCGGCATTTACACCAGACTTAGCATTAACTTCAGCAAAGAAAGCCTTGTTTAGCTTTTCATGATTTTCGGAAGTCTGAACAGCCTTATTACAAAAATAATCTTGGAAAGCCACATAGCAATCAGTGTTGCCAGCGGCAAAAGTTACGATTTCCTGATTTAGCATATTATCAAATCTCCTTTTCTATATTTAATTTTCCTTAGTTAGACTCGCACTGTAGCAGAACGGTTTTCATAACGCCCATGCCAACAGCCACTTCATTAAAGCCAACAACGGAAAGGTAGGGCTTGCCAGCGGTGGGAGCGGCATCGGCGGCCACATACTTGCCACCAGCACCAACAGTAACATACTGCTGAGCAGTAGTAGGCAGAGTGCCACCAACAAAACAACCAGCATCAGCTTCGATAATATCGGTCTTGGGATTTAGATACTTTAGAGACATGGGACGGCCCTTTTCATTGTAGAAGTAGCGAGGGTCACTCATCATCTGCATTTCGATATTAGTACCAACTTCAGGAGTGTTAACTAGCCATACAGAGCCAATAGTATCAGCAGCAGCGGGAGTTACAGCATAATTGAAAGCGGTAACAGTATTGTCAGTAGCCTTGGTAATATCAGCAAGAGTTACAAGTACGCCATTGTCTAGGTCGCCGGTAGCACAAACACCGACACGATTAAAAGAATCTACATTAGTACAAGCACAACGCATAGTAGACACGTAGCCGTGATTATTCATATATTTCAATCTCCTTTATTTCTTAATTATAGTCTGTCCCAAACGGAGCCAGTCTTTTTAATTTCAACAGGGGCGCTCATGCGAGTAAAATCCCCTTCTTTGGTAGAAGCCTTGGACATCTTATCAAATACAGAAGCCTTAACCTTATTGGCCCAAGCGTCCACAGCAGAAAATTCACAAGTCAGACCCTCTTTGCGAGATTCTTCAGCCTGAGTCTTGTCCATAAACTTGGACACTTCAGACATAACAGCTTCAACCTTAGAACCACGTTCAGCTTCCATACAGGTCTGCTTGAAAGTCCGAAGGTCAGATAGTTCAATATCCTTTTCCTTCATGGACTTTTCATTTTCCATGATAATATTATCACGCTTTTCAATTTCGCTCTCAAGATTGGCAATTTTATCCATCGCTTCTTCCAGAGACATTTCTTTCTTTTCGGGTTCTACTTCTGCAAACTTTTGGTACTGTTCAACATTTTCAGGCTCAGAGAACTTTCTAATATTATCAGTATCAATGAAATCTTGCTTGACCTCAATTACTTCGTCAGAAGCAGTCAGCCCTTCTTCGGTTAGAGTAAAATTCAGACGATATAGATTCTGGTCACGATTCTTTAGAATGGCAAACTTTTGATTATCTTCTTCGTAAATACCAGAAATGCTATAATCCCATTCACGCTTTTGGTCAATAATATCCCAAATGCGTCCCCACATATCGCCAATATTCACAGCACTAAATTCAATTTCAGCCATTTCACTCTTAACCTCCTTTCCATCATCTAGTCCTATCTTTTTATAAATCTTTTCAATTTTATTTACAACGGCGGTTTCATCTTCTTTCTTGGCATAACCAAGGGCTGAAGAGAGCCCTTTTGTGGAATAAACCCATTTTCCGTCATAAAGCATCATAACAGGATAGCCAAGTTTAGTAACTTCTCTATCCTCCCAGCCTTCTTCCAGTTTCATACAAACCTTCGGGGCTAGAGACTTAAAGTTCTTCTCTTTAACTAAATCTTGTTTAGCCTTTTGGCCGTCCCATTCACCTTCATAAATATCATCTTTAGAAGTGCTAATAGGATGGTTGACATAATCTTCTTTGGCCATATTCGCAATACGCTCCTTGGCAAATTTCTTTAAAGGGGTGAGATTATGTTCATTCAATTCACTAAAGTATGCAGTAGCTTTTTCTTGAGAAAATCGAACAAAAGATACGTCTGATTCAGGAATCGAAGGACGGATTGCCTTGCCCAAAGTGGTCACACCTACAATAGTAAAAGACAATACTTTATCGTCCATACCTTTACCATTTTCAGTGTTACACATCATCTCAATGCTGACTGCACGTTCGTTATCACCATCAAACATCTTGCAGTAATCTTTTGCATAAATCTTTGATATAACAGCCGTAGCGTAAGCACGAACATACCCTTCTTTATCTTCCACAAATTCAATTTCTTGGTCTTTCGGGAAGAAACCAACAATATGCTCTTGCGGGTCATGCCCTTCCGCATCTAATCCCATAAAGTCCATTTTAACAACCATCCATTTACCCAAGACAGTATTTGCGTTTTTACGCAATACTTCTTCAGAAATTTCTAGTTTATGGGAATTAGGGCGATTTGACATAAAACCTACTTTAGCGATTGCAAACTCTTTTTCGTCATAATCATCAAATTGAATTTGTTCGATATCCTCAACAGCAAAATTAATTAGCTTTTCCAACGTCTCACCTCACTTCCTTTTATAAAATTATATAAAGGCTCAAGAAACCCCGAGCCTTTTAAGCAATTTTTCTAGTCTATTAGACTTTTTAAAATACACAGCCCCTGCATCAATATAAGAGGGCTTGATTCCTGCTTGCTGAATTTCAAAAGCCAATTCTCCATCAGCCATAAAATACTTTTCTAGGTCAGAAGGCGTATCTCTAATAACCATTACTTATCTTCTCCTAAAAGCCAAAAATGATTCTTGATGTGCGCGTCAAACGAGGGATTGTCACCATAAATGTCAATCTTATTACACAGTAAAACCATTTGACGAACCACATTATTATGGTCTTTAATAATATCAATTAAATCTGCACACACATGGAAATCATTATTGTCAAAAGCAATTTTATAACATCCATTAAGTTCTGTTTGATATTCAACCACGAAATCTTTTAATTCATATAAAAGCTCTTTTACAGAAGAATAAGACTTATTCATAGTGGGGACATCTCCGTAATTAACAGAGATATCATAACCTTGTAACCCTAAATCTGCAATTTCGTCTGCAAAATAACCACTGTAACGATGTGCCATTCCATGATGGATAAGCAAGGAAGTTTGATTATAACTTAAATCTGCGTCCAATGCAGATTGCATCCTATCAATACGAGCAGTCATAATAAAACTTTCTGTTACCATTTCTTGTAAGGCAGTAACAGTTGATGGCATTACATACGCCATTTTTATTTCTCCTTATCACATAGCTTTTTATTATTCAAGACTTTCTCTACTCATTTCGCCCGAATCTGTAAGCGAAGTGCTTTCCTCTCTAGGTCTACCACCTTCGCCACCATTCTTTGTAGTATTCACATTAAGCAATAGACTCAATTTATCAATCATTTCACCAGCATGGCCTTCAAGCAGACTCTGGTCAAAATCCTGCGGAGCCATGCCCAAAGCAGAAGCATAAGCAGAGCTATTTAGCACAATACCTTTATCTGCCATTTTTAGCAGTCTATCAAAACGATTAGCTCTATCAAATTCATAAGCACAGCCATCAAAAATAAACTTAAACTTATACTTCTTAGTCAATTTATTAACAAAGAAATTCAAGAAATTTTGGAATTGACTATACATAGGCCGCATGATATTATATTGTTGTTCAACAGCATACTGAATCTCAGCATTGCTCATACGGTCAGAACTATAAATCACACGGCTGATACCACCACCTTGACCAGCAGAAGTTTTAAGCTGATTTTCATAAATATTGGTATTGGTATCATTATACTGATACATTTTAGTGTTTTCAGTAGGCATAGCAACTGCTTTGACATTATCAGGAAGGCCAGACTTCACTTTACCCATGAATACACCCAATGTGGTAGGATTAATAGCAAACTGGTCGGCTTTTGTGCCAGACTTGGCATTATCAAACAAACGCAATTCACCAGCAAGAATAGCATATGCAGAAACTAAGTCTTTGTTATATTGCAGTTCTTCAATTTCATTGTTCCGAAGTGTAGACAGCATATACGGTGCAAGGAAAGGTGTGGTATTAAAGTTGCTTAAATTTTGTTTGAAAGCCCATGCGCCAGCTTCAGGCGAAGTCTGTGTCCACATAGCATAAGTACCTGTGCGTTTATTCAGTACATTTGAAGGGCGATAGTCCAAAATGCCATCAGACTTTATAAAAACCTTGTTGTAATATTTTTTGAACGCAGGGTCAAAGCCGTCAATATCAACCCCAGCATTTAAGAAGTAGGTCATATCCACATCAAACAGCAAACCTTTTTCCCAATAACCAGTGAGCATACAATAGTCTTGGGGCAAAAGTTGCAAAGTGCATTTCATACCTTTGTTGCCCCACTTGGTCTTTCTAAACCAATAGTACCCAACTTCCGTAGTCATGCACTGTTGTACAACGCGTCTAAATTCAGCTTTATAATCAAACCCGTCTAAAAACTGATAAACACGTTGTTTATCTTTTTTGTATTCATCAGACTGATAATCCTCATCAGTGAAGGCATTTGTACAAACAATTTGAAGGTCAAAAGCTAAAACATTTGCATAAGATTCCAAAGTTCTAGCAAAAATAATGTCCCAATGCTTCATAAACTCCGTATAATCTTGCAGAGTAGAAGCGTTTTCTTTATAAGACTTCAAAGCCTTACGCAAATCATTTACAGTGAACGGTTTTGCAGAATTGTTAAGATTATTTAACAGTTGATTACTCATCCAAGGCGAGTAGAATCCTTGTCCATATTTTTCAGCTGTATAAATATTCTCAGCGAAGTTGATAACATCTTGAAGCTGGGATTGAGTTAATTTTTCTGGCATTTTGCACCTCCTCTCATTTTATTTTCAAAGTTTTATAGTTTTCCAAGTTGTTTAATACAAAAATCTTGAAATGCCCAATAAGAAGCAGGGCCAAAAGACCCATCTACTTCAAGATTATATCCAGCTTTCTTTAATTTTTCTTGAACCCACTTAACATCATTACCTTTATCATTCTTATAAAGAACACGAGTAGGTTTAGAATAAGTGGTTGTAGTGGTAGGCGCGTTCACAGTAGTTTTCTCCTTTACAATAATATAAGCATTATCCATACGATTTTCTAAAGTCGAGTCAACAGTAGTGCCCTTATAATTCATAATATAAGACCCGCCACCATCAAGTTTAATCACTTCAGAAAAGCCCATAGCAGAAAACTTTTTATACGCTTCGCCACTGTAAATTAAATTGGCTTTGCTAGACTTCCAGCCCATAATAAAAATATTTTTATTACCGGGCTTCAAACCTAAAAAGATATGCTTAGTAGCATACAGTGTAGACCCATCCCAACCTTGTCCCACAACATAAGTTTTAAACTTAACATCTTTACCATTTCGGATGACAGGAACACCAGCTACAGCATAACTGTAATCAAAACTAACGTGAGATAAATCCAATACTTTTGCTTCACCATTTTGGATAACAAATGTAGAAACAAATTTACCATACATTGGGTTCATATACTTAAAAGAGCCACTATCAAAGCAAAACTTTTTGCCGTTAAACTTACCACGTTCTGCACAATACTTTTTACAAAGCGCAGAAGAACTGTCAAAGTCGCATACTAAATGGCCCACGGGCAAAGTAAATTTTTGGCCTTTTTCAGAGAAATTGCCAAAGAAGTTTGCGTTTGTATAAGTAGATTCTTTAAGATTTTTTTTATGTTCACTCTTTAGAACAATAGAAAATTCGTCCGGCGAACACTCAATAATGTTTACGTTGCTTTGCTTATAATATTTCATTCTATCCTCACCAAACTAATTGAATGTTTTCATAGTCTATTGCTTCATCATAGACAGACTGATTATATTTATTTTCAATCTTGCTTGCTATATAATTACCATACGCTAAACATACAGCTCTATCTTTTGTCATACTACGTGGCTCTCTAAGCTTCACACGACCGTCTTTAAATTCGGCACTTAAATTGATAGCTTCTGTAATTAAAGATTCAACTTGACCATACGGTAACATTGTTTGTGCAAATTCTTCACTTGTCATATCAAAATATTCTCCACTATCTTCAAGTTGAGTTTGTTTTTCTTGACAAGAAATTAAGAATTTGATATTATTGCTTTCAAGTTGCTTCTTTAATTCGACCCACATTTGAGCATTCAAATCGGCTGTGCCAATCATCGGAATTATACAAGGCAAAGCGTTTTTATCGACTGTGCGGTCAATCAAATCTTGAATTTTATTATCAGGAACAACTTGTAAATCTCTTTCTGTGCTTACAGTAAGGCCACAAGTTTTTCTATTACCCATAACTTTTTCTTTATCCCAGGGCATTGTCATACGATTAAACAACGTTTCTCCCCCCGACCTGATATCGGGTATGAAATAATCTGCATTATACTTATATATTGTCAGATTCGTGATATAATCCAGCATCTTTCCATTTAAATCCATATGCTGAATTTTTATAACCATTAGCACATCTAAGAATAAAACTAGCACCTTTCGGATGTCCAATATTTCTTGCGGCTTCAGAAGCAGAAGCATAAGTACAAATATAAACGCCTTCTAAAGTATAGCATTCAACTCTCCTCATTCTTCTGTTCCTGTTCGGATTCTTATTCATTGCTTCACTCATTTTCTTCTTTGTTTCAGGCGTATGATTTTTACCCTTCCAAGAATGTTCATGAGTTTTCCAATACTCTTTGAAAAATTCAGAAGTTCTTTGCTTTTCTTTTTCCGTATGCTTATAATGATTAGACCAAATTTCAGGATGATTTTCATGCAAATGCTTGGCTTTCTCAGACATTAGTTCTTTTGTTTCCTTTGAATGAGTTCTACCAAGCCAAATTTTTTCGCCATTAGCTATTCTATCAAGCATTCTCTTGGAACACGCTTGTTTATATTCTTCGCTTCTTTTTGCACCGCGGCAACCGCCTGCGATTTTGCAAATATTATAGCCATAATCAGAATCATAAGACTGAAAATAATCCATCCAATATTGTTCTCGTTCATTCAACTTTTCTTTATGAACATCTTTTTCAAGAATTGTTATTTCAAAATTATCTATTCCATATTTATTTACAGCTTTTTTCATATAATCGTTAAAATCATTTTGATTATATCTGACAAATCGTTCTCCAAGGTCTTGCGTTTGACCTACATACTTTTTGTTATTGATTAAATTTGTCCATAAATAAATACAAGAGTATCGAAATTTCTTATTGTGCTTAATTTCATAACATTTCATATCACTTATCAACCTTTCTGCAAAAAAAGTTAATATGTAATAGGGATAATCTTCATTATTGCAGTAAATCCGAAAGGTAGCTACTCCCTGTCTCCCTATTATATTCTGTAAACAAGTTCGTTATTCTTGTCTGCTTTCGCCTTCATATTTCTATGAAGAATAGACCATATCTTCTTCCATTTCTGGAAGTCTACTACTTCGGGGCACTTGCCCCTACTCCCTTACGGGATGGTCGTTGAGCCTTGCTCTATTCGAGCCTTGGTTGCTGATTGTCCAATCTATATTGTTTTCAAACATTCACGTTTAGGCTTATTTCATCCTTGCGTTGTAGTCAATATAGCTCTAAGGATATTCCAGCAGTTAAGTAGATTTATTACTCCTATGTTACCATAAGAGAGGACAATAATGTTCATCCCAAAATAATTCCCTTGCCCTGTCGGCAGCACCTAAACTATCACTTGCCGGGTGACCTTCAATATAATCAATATGACGTTCAAATCTATTGCTTTTCCAATGCAAAGACATTAACAAAATAATTGTATTATCGTTCTTTTGACTAGAAGTTGTATTTGCAAAAGCATAGTCTGTTATAACCAAACGAATTTCATCATCTTGTTTTTCTGCGTTACCCAAATCTTTTTGAACATACAAATCAATATTGCTGGGTGGAATAAATGCTTTTTCTATAATTTGGTTATTATTAAAATATTTATAAGAAAAGAAAGAATCTTCCGCTTCACCAATAGCTTCATTATAAAGCTCTTGCCGAACAATAATTTCAGGGTCATTCCGCAGAGATTCAATTAAGTACTCTTCAGTTTTTAATCCTTCTTCAATAACATTAAAAATATCAAAAGCAAATACTTTATAACTAATTCTTTGACTCATATAATATCCAGCAACGCAATTAGTAAATTCCTTATAAGCCCAATCTGCTTTATATCTATTTGAAGTAATATATGTAACCTTTGCTTGTTCAATCCATCGTTTATTTTTCTTAAATTCTTCGTTAATACGCAAAAAGTCAGCTTGCCTAGGACGGCGCATAGGATTAAATACAGAAGAAATAATATGTTTCTTTAATTGCATAGCTTCTTCCAAAATTAACCAACAACAGCGCTCGCCCCTACTGGAATCAACCATAGCCAACACCCGAATGCTCGACCCATTAAATGGAAATAACACAATAGCGATATCGTTATCACGTTTAATTTGAATCATGCCAATTTCCATAAAATGGCGTAAAACTTCTGAATGTTTCATAATAATTTCATCACGAATTTTACGTTCAATCATTTTATTAGCTTGGTCGATTGTAGAAGCAGTAATAACAATTTCTGTATTTGGAAAAAGCATACATCTGATGACCGCACCAAGCCCCAAAACATAGGTCTTGGCCGAATTTCGGCTACACATATCAAATGTAACTTGTGCATTGAACATCTGCCATAACATATAATGTTGATAAGGCAAAAGTTTCATTTTTAATCGCCATTCAGCATAAATGCCCGGATTATATCTAAATAACGTTGTCCAATCAATTTGCTTTTCTTCGGCTTCGTTAGAAGCATACCCAAGGAATTTTTTGCCATCATCATCATTTATTAACTTATATGTTTTAAAAGAAGCAATCTCGTTCGCATTTGAAACAAAAGCCATAATATCATTCCTTTGTCACAGTGGGATACTCTCGTGACCCTGCAATGAGATTTCTTAAAGGTCTCATAAGTTGTTCTTCCAGATGGTGACAACCGCAATAATCTTCATAAGCACTAATATCTTCAAGTTCTGCTGGTTTATATTTTTCCATCATAGCAATTTGATATTCAAGTGTTTTTTCAACTTCTGTCTTAGTGTTACTTTGAAAATTATTTAATTTTAGCAACTCAAGCATCTTTTTGATATTTTCTTGAGCTTTTGCAATAGCATTAATATCACCAGATTCATCAGCTTTACGTTTGCTGAGTTCAGCCTTACACAAGTCTCTATACCGTAATTCAACAACAGTATCTAAACTAAACAAGTCCTTAGTGTATCGGGCAAACAAATCATTCAAAAGCTCATAATCTTCTTCTTCAAACTTGCCCCAAATTCTTTCTTGTTCTGCCAAATCAACAGCCTTTTCTTTATCTTCGGCCATTTCGTCCGTTTTAGTGTCTAACTCAATAATATCATCAAGCATTATATCACTTTGCCAAAATCCATTGATTTGAAATCCTTCATCTTTCAAAATACTATGATAAATCATAAACAGATTCCTAGTATCAATAGAACTTTTTTCTAACGCCATATCATAGTATTTTTTAATAACAGGATAACTCATTTCAGAACAAATACACCATAAAGCTCCGCCATCAGAATTTAATATGCTTTTATATGTCTTAAATCTTGCCGTAAGACAAGCACGGCACAATGGCAAAAACCCATCATGAACAGGGCTAAGACTTTGGATAAAATATTTGTTTTCTTTAGCAGTCTGGCAATTAGGGCACCAATTTTCTTTGGTTCTATTAAATTCTGCCATATTTTCCCTTTCTCCTCATAAATGTAAGGCAAGAGTGGTGTCCTGCCTTACTTATGAAGGAATTCCATTATTTTCAGGTATGAAGAAAGACGATATTTCTACCACCTTTCTTCAAATTATTCAGTTGTATTCGATACCTTGATTTCTCAAAGGCAAACGGCGTTACGCCTACTAATACTGACAGTTTGGCTTTAGACCACTTATCAGAGATACAGGGCATTTGCCCCAATCAACCTCCTTTCATACTTTAGTCTGACAAATCCAGACAGTTGGACGCAAGGTGTTGACCTCCTCTCAAAAGAGAATTTGCTCCTCATCTTATCTCACCCACGCATGGAGCTATATTGGGAATTAGTTAAGTGTCTCACCTTTCGGCTGACAAGATGGTGCGAACGGTCTTAGCGGTTTTGTGCGACCAAATCACTACCGCTCAAGTTCGCGGGTCGATATATTCAAACTTACCCATGCCCGTCACAGGCCCCACAAGCATCTGTAACGTAATCAAGTTAAACAAGGGCAAATATTGAATCAAAGATAATAATTACGATTCACAACAAATCTGAATACTGTTTAATAAATTCATCATATTGTTCTTTTGTATTATTTCCGACACCATAAATATGATGAAATTTTTTATGACATTCTTCACACAGCGTAACTCCATTATCAGGGTTAGTCCGTTTTTCAATACACCAATTATAGCCGTCCTTATGATGCACGACCATTTTTGTTTGATAAGAAGTTTTGCCGCAACATTGGCAAGTATAATCATCTCTTTTCAAAACAGCTTTAACAAAAGATTTAAATTCAAATGTTTTCCGAAATCTAATCTTTTCACTATCATAACCGCCCTTCCAGTGATAATTATTCTCACCGCCATTAGCTTCAATTAAACCGCAATGTAGACATTTACCTGTTTTTGACCGTAACAATGCATCTAGCGTACTTGTGACAATATGCCCACACGACCCCAAACAATCAACCCTCTGACGAACTGTAGCAATATCTTTTGGGTCAAAAAGTGGAGTGAAACCAATTTCAATCAGTCTTTGAATACATTCGTAATAATTTTTTCTCAATCTGTCGGCAGACGATTTGGAAGAACAAGACTTACATAACCAAGGCTTGTTGCTCGCCTTAATGGCGGCCAAAGAACGTAATTTAATATTACCACATTTGCTGCATTTATAATGCAGCTTCACATATAACGGACTAAGTTTTTGCACCTCTTTTGCTTTAATAAAAACTTCTTTTGTATCAATGAGACATTCCAAGCAATGTTTTTTCTTTAACTCTTCACAAATGTTATCATAAGTATACTCTGACACCATAAAATATCAATCTCCCTTAAAGATTATATTTAAGCGGTAAGCCAAGTGTTAAGGGCGCTTGGCAAGGTAGCTACTCCCTGTCCCGCTTTTTAACTTAATTCAAATAATAAATCTTATTAAAACATTCGCCATCTTCATCGAAGCAAGCAAAATATGCACCGGCCCGATTATTCTTTTGAATAGAGCGGGCATAAGGGTCTGTGCCACAAATAGAAGGGACTCTAATGACACGCTTAGAGCCTACATTCCCCACACCCACAGCCTTACTTGCTTCGCTATGAAAATGAGCGCCATAACAAGCGTCGATGGTGACATTATACAAATCTTCAAAATATTTCATTAAAGATTCAAGGTCACGAGTCTCACCATGGGCAAATAACAAATTCTCATTAAAAACGGTAGTAAAATACACGTCATCATAAGGCTCGACCTTAATATCGTTACAGTCCTCTAACCGCATTGTAACAAAAGCGTGGATAATAAACTCCAAGTTCTCTTCGGGGAACTCCGGCTTTTGAGAAAGATACCGGCAAATGGTGTGATTACCAGGAACGAACGCAACGTCGATAGGCACCCCAAGCCGATTATGCACCTCAACAATCCATTGAGACACAAACTCCGCAAATTCAACCGTAGATTTTACCACGGGCTGACGGAGCTTAGTTAAGCTACTCATTCGTAGCAGCCCCTCGAGCGAGTCCCCGTTAAATACAATCTTTAGTTTGTCAATATCAAGGTCATCAGCGTCAATCTTAGCCAGCAAACTCCACATACGAGTCTTAAAAATATCTCGGTTATAAGCATTGACTGTTTCACCAAAAAGACCAGAAACAATATAATTAGTATCATAATGAGCATCAGCAACAACCAATAACCCCACCTTTTCAGTAGGATTAGTGTGGACAATATGTTGAATTTTAATAGGCTCAAGTTCCTTGATAGATTCTTTTAATTGCTCGACAAGCAATTCACTTCTACCCAAGGTGCGATAATATTCTTGAGCTTGGGAGTTGACAGCCTGTAACTTTTTGCGTTCTTTAATGATTTGTTCTTTAGCGTCCAACAACTCTTGTAGGCCAAAATCCTCAGACTCAACTTCTTGCCCCTCAGCATTTTTCAAAAAGATGCTAAAGACCTTAGATGCTCTACGTAAATATTCCGAGCTATATACGTCACGATAGTCTGGGCCAAGAACAGTCTCAGCCCAATCTTGATAGTCAATTATCTTATCTTCAAGGTTCTGTGTCGCTATCTTTACTTTTGTTAGATAACTCATCTTCTTTGTCCTTTTCTATTTCAGCATATTTCCATCTATATCCATTGGCCGTTTTTCGGCCATAAAGTCCACTGCAAGCACAGGAAATATGAGTGGTATCAATTCCTGTCACCCGTGTTGCTTCTTTCATAGACTCAAATCTAGCAATCTCATTTCCATCTAAATCCATTTGAATAACTGGTACAGCATTATTGGTTTTCCCTTCATTCCGCTTGTTGGATTCAATTTTCTTTAGGCGTTTTCGTGCCATAAGCTCTTGAAATTCTTCTTGCGCTTTTTCTCTACGCATTTCAACCATATCGCCAACAACATCAATCATTTTAACAGATTCAGCCCTAAGTTCACGTTCATAGTCTCTAGCTTTAAGTTCACCTTTTTTAAGCCGTTTCCTGTAAGCTTTGGTCACGCCTTGCATATTGATATCATTAATGAAATCATCCTCTGGAGCAAAAAGCGGATAAATTCTTGGAGGTACTTTGTAAGAAACAATTTGTCCATTTGCCATTCGTTGAGTTTGCGTTTTTCCTTCTTCTTGTCTTACCGTAAATGTTCCAAGTCCCGGAACACGACATTTTCCATTATAAAAAACTTCACGAACGATAACTTCCTGAAATGCAGCCCACCATTCAGCGGCGGTTTGTATTGATTCCGTATCTTTCCAACGACACGCCTGTTTAAAAAATTCTTTGTTTGTTATCATCATGGCGTTGGTAGTTTGTTTATTCGCCATCTTCGCTTTCCTCTATTTCTTCGTTATCAATATCTTCTTCGATATTTTGAGTATCATCTTCCGTGCCAAAAAGCGCAGGGTTAGTTTCTCCAAATTCAAAGCGTGTGGCCTCTTTTAGTTTCTGTTTCCAACTTGAGCTAAATCTAAAATTAGCCTTGCAATATCCTGGCGTATCTTGCGGTTCACTATAACACTGCTTCGTCATGCTCCAAATAGCGACATCTTTCTTTGGCTGAATTTGTTTCCAAGTAAGAAAGCCAAAATTTCCTACTGGAACTTCCATTCCACCAAATAGACCTTCTTCTGCAATTTCAGCCCATAGGTTCATCGTCATACGGATGAATTCAATAGGTATACCGCTGCGCTTAAAAATCTGAGTTTCAATCTCTCTGTATGTCAATCTTGGTTTTGTTCTTGCCATTTTAATTCACCTATTTTCCTTTGTTGTCCCCTAATATGGGGTCTTAAATAAGGGGGTAAAATCTTCAAACTATTGCGCCCCAATGGTTTATGGGTTTTTTCGCCACAGTCAATTCCTTATTTCACGCCTTTTTTGTACGTCCAGTCTTTGCTTACAACCATCACAACAACAGACTTGATTATATACGTTTGGTTCAAATCGCCTACCACAAATTGGGCAAATATTTCCAGTCACATTGCGCTTCAAATTCTGTACAATTTCTTCGCCAAAGCAAGCCCAAAGCATTTTTTTATTACTGCCTTTTTTTACCGTATAAGCATAAGCCACAAGGCTATTTACGACATAACCAATATTTTCATCAATCTTGTTAATTATATCATTTCTAATTGTTTGATATTTATAAAGCTCATTCTCATTGACGTGTTCATCATCACCGTAGCCAAATCTATACTGGCCTTTTAGCCATTGATTGTATAGCTCAATTACTTTGCTATTCTCTCGAACAGTATAATCATAATCTTGATTTAAAAGCATTCGCCAATCAAATTTACCGATTGTTTTACAATATTTGATTCTGGATGAAGGAATGCTATTGCAAAGACGGTTCATTGCTGAATTGTTGATTTTTTCACACTGCGTTTCTAACTTGTCTTTGGCAAACTGGAAAAAATACGGAACATTGGCCTTGGTGTAAGATTTAATGATTTTGTCAATCTCTTTAGGGCGAGTAGGCAGCCAACCAGTCTTAGCACAATCTATAACTGCGTTGTTTTCAAAACACAACCATTTTACAACGTCAATTTCTTGCTCAGTAATTTTTTCATTGTTCCAAATCTTGGTAATATTATTTGACACGGGGCCAATATTTCCGGTTGTATACGCCTTAACCATTCCATCATACATAACCTCATTACTTAATATATTACCTTTTGCTTTTTTCAGTTCATAAGCCAAAGGAACAATGCTGTGCATATTACGTTTAGCGATTTTTGTAAGAGTTCGGTCTTTAATTACCAATGACTTGTCTCCATCTACATCACACATAATATATCGAGTAATTAAGTCATGGCAACTGGTATAAACACACTTAGTCATGCCAAACCACTTATCCAACTCTTCGTTTCTAACGTTCTCCCTAATTGGCCATTCACGATACAAATGCGGGCTTCTCAAGCAAGCTAATTCATCACCGTCACGATAATCTCGGCAATAAACTTGACCATCTTCCAACAATCCCTTTGGATTTTTTTCACCTAGAAACAACCATTCACAAAACGCATATAAATCAGGACTAAGAAAAGTATAATGGCCATTAACTCTAAGCCGCCCGGCCTTGGCCTGTTTAACCAAACTTTTTTTAGTCTGCTTTAAAATATCCCTTGAATATTGGTCTTTAAACAATTCAGGATAAATCATTAAGGCTTCTTGAAAATTGCTTTTGTTTGTATTATAATCAGTTGCACCAAGCAATCTCATCGTAGTTTGATAATCATTCCCAATAGAATCAATTTCTTCAATAGTTTTCTTTGTGATAATTCTAATTTCTTCGTCGGTCATATCAGTCAAAGTTTGAAGCATCTGATAATTGATTCTTGCCTTCGGAATATAATCTTCTTCAATATTACAATAACAAATTTCACAGCCAAAGTTCTTAAACTTTGCTTTGTAGCAGCTCCAGTTATTAAAATATTTCGCCATTTTAAATTGACTTTTTGTGAATATATATCTTATTCCTTCTGCAACAATATCGTGCTTATCACCATAGATATCATAAACAGTTGCTTCACCGCCACATTTTTCTTGAATAAACTTATCAAACGCAAATGTGACTAAAAGCCCTTTCATCCAAGGCCCCCGTACCATCCTTGTTGGCCCATCCAGCATAATCCCACAACCGTCCATGTGCGGAATCACAACACCCATTTGTTTACGTTCAATCTCATATGTGATATCACTAATATAGTCCACGAGTCCAGACACACTAGTTTCAAAATCATCTACCACAATGGCTTTGTCAATATCAAAATCTTCCCAAACATCTGTGGCAGAATTGTTAAGTGCCAAATAGGCAAGATATTTGTTTTGATTTACCCCTCCGTGAAAGTTAATAGTTTCAAAATCAAGACCACAAGTTAATCTGTCCTTAATTTTTTCATAATCTGACTCTTTAATAAAAACGGCTTTTTTTTGCCGTATTTGTCCAGCAGAAGCGGTTAAAAAGATATATTTTTTGCCTTTATACAAAAATCCATCAAGCACAAGATTTTTAAACACTTGAAAGAAAAATACATTCACGATAATTATTGACTCGGTCAATTCATTCGGTTTTAAATTTAAAGCCCGTGTTAAACTCGAACAAAACAAAGAGATAACATTTTTTTCTTTTAGACTATCCGGGTTTAACTCTCTGGGTGTTCCATCTTTCGCCCTTTCATCAAGAATATTAGATAATTTTTCTTTTTCTTTTGTTAAAACACGGTTAATAGCCTTTTTTCGCCATTCTTTAGATTCTTGCCACCATATGGCCTTATTTTGCTTTTTTTCTTCTTTTTTATACTCGCTTCTTGCCTTGTATAGCTTTAACAATCGCTGATGGTAATATTGCTCTTTTTCATCATAAAAAGCATCTGTTCCAATGGAAAATGCGTGTACCTGTTTAGACAAACTCATTCAACCATACCGTCCAATCTTCAATACTTGGTTCGTTTTCTTTATCCCATACTTCCGGTTCTGTTTCATTGGAATTTTGAACATAAGTCTGATAACTCATCTCTTGCCATAACACTTGTTTATCACCTCCCTTATCTTGAAATAAATTCACAAAATTTTTCCATATATCCATGTTTTTCTAACCATTCAATCTTTGAAATATTTTCTCGTTTTGCTTTGGTATCAATATTAAAACCAATCTCTTTGCTAAAGTCAATATACCATTGCCTCCAAAGCAGATTAGCATTATTGCTGTTTAGCCCTAACTCACGAACTTTCTTTCTTGCAATCTCAAAACATCTTGCACGGTCAAACTTAATAGGACAAAATTTATCAAACTTCTTTTCAGTATCAACATACTGGCCTGTTTTACGGATAGAAGGGAGAACTTCGTGAGTTATCCAACGCCTAAACTGTTTTGCTTCTGACAACTCGCTACTCAAAATTAAATCATGCACGCCATATTCGTTGACAAGCCAGCCTCCCCGTTGTCCCAACTCAAGCCCAAATTGGGACTGAGTTTCTTTTGTAAGCCTCCACCTATCGCTTGCATCTACATGGTCTGTAATCGCTTTTGTTGGCCGCTTATATCCTAAAATTTTAGCAATATCCGCTCCCACAAACCAAGCCATATTTCCATCACTTATGGTTCTAACGCCTTGCGTAGTATAAGCAAATTCTTCAAATTTCAGGCCATTTTCACCCATAAAATCACTCCTTTTGGCCAAAATTCTTTTCACATACAATATATCACATTTAAGTCAATCTGTCAACAGTTTTGTTGAAAATTTATAAAAATATTTATTCATAAAAAGTTTACAATTTTACTACTTGACAAATCAATGAATTTTTGGTATAATTTTATAAAGAGGAATATATAAATATAAATATTTATATATAAATATTATTTTTATAATTATTTATATTTTTATAATTATTTATACTTATACTTGTTTGTTAACTGTGAATACTCTAATAAGAATTACTAGTAAGAAATATATTAATTTTTCTTTGAACGTTAGTGAAAAGAAAAATTATATAAAAAGAAAAGTTTGCATTGCCGACTTACCCCAGTTTATTTTAGCATCCGCATTTTGTCAAGTATTTTGCAAATACTAAATTTAGCCCAGTTTTCAACTTGTTCATAACAGAATGCAATTTCATTCTTTCCTGTAAGTCTATCTTGTTCTTTCCGTACAGAAAATTTCAATATTTTTGCTTCTAAAATCGTTTCCAATCCCTTTGCCGTGTAATTTGACATCTGACATTTTAAAGCCGATTCTAACTTTAAAATCATTAATAAATTTCAATACAAAATAATCCTTGACTTTGCACGAAGTAAATGCTATACTAGCTATACGAGGTGAAGTCAATGGCTAAAACGAAACCAGGCCGAATTGTAGTTCAATTTCCTGGAACGCCATATGTAATCTATGACTTAGATTCAAAACGCCCCAGATTTGAGCTTTACGACAAAACCAAAAAGATTGCAAAAAGCAAATCTGATAATCCTTTGGATTTTGATAAAATTGTTTTTGGAGATGATTTCAATGCTGAATTTTCTGAAGAGCTTGAAACAACGGCGGCAAGAAGAAAAAGAAAAACTAAATCGGCTGATAAGTAAAAAAGAAAATCTTCAAGAACAAATTGACGAGCTTTTTAAACGCAGAGATATAATGCAAATTGATTTTAGGGCACAAAAAGAGACCCTTGATAAGCAAATTGCGGATGCTCAAAATCAACGGAATGAAAAGTTGGAATCTATCCGATTGGCAGAATCAGGCTTTAGCGAACTTGAAGAAATTGGATATGAAAAATATATTCCAACTATGCTTAACGATGACATTGAACGCAAAATCTTTAAAGTTGAATTAGATATTGGTGAACTTATGGCCAAGGATAATGTTATTATTATCGAAAGACATTATACTATTGACAAATCTACCTCAAAAGGCGAAAAATTCCAAAAAGTATTTGGTAAAAATTTATTAACAGGATTCAATACTTATGTTCAAGTTAAAACAAAATCTGTAACCGAAAATAATTATAATAGAACTTGTGAATTGATTAAAAATTCCTTTGAAAAATTTAACAAGCAAGGCAAAATGGTCGGAATTTATCTTAATTCTAAATATCTCGATTTGTGTATTGAAAAGCTAAAGTATATTCTTGAGCTAAAGATTAAAAAAGCAAAAGAAAAGACCGAACTTCGTGAAGAGCGCGAACGTATGAGAGAACAGGAAAAGTTGCTGGAAGAAGCCCGCAAAGAAAAAGAAAAACTTGAAGCTCAAAAGAAAGCAATGGATATTGCGTATGCTAAAGCCCTAACAGATGAAGAGCGTATGCAAATCAAATCTAATATTGATAGCCTTGACAAACGTATTGACGATATTAATTATCGTATCAATAACCCTAAAGCTGGGTGGGTTTATATCATTCACTCCCCTGCTTTGCCTGATATGGTAAAAATTGGAGTAAGTCGTAGATTGAATGGTCCTTATGAGAGAATTTCCGAACTTAGCTCAAGTTCGCTCCCATTCCCGTTCGTGCTTGACGCTTTTTGTTTTTCTAATGACGCTTTTGCTATTGAATCTTCTATGCACGAATATTTTGATTCCGTTCGTGTAGCTCCTAACAGAGAATTTTTCTATACTACAGCTAATGAAACTATTAACGTACTGGAAAATAAATTCGGTCAAAATGTAATTAAGTCTAATTTGGAAGAAATTTGATGGAGGTATAAAAATGTCAAATAATGTTTCTCACCCTAAACATTATACCCAGGGGGGTATTGAATGTATTAACGCATTAAAAGCTGCAACTGTTGGCAAAACTGGAATCGAGGCTGTATGTGTGGCCAATGTAATTAAATATCTTTGGCGCTATGAAGAAAAAAATGGTTTAGAGGATGTATTTAAGGCCCAATGGTATGTTAATCGTCTAATTCAAGAACTTCAAGAAAAAAATCAGTCTTATGACGAACAAGACTATCCTTTTTTCAATTCTGATGGAGATACAGAATGCTGCTTAGATTGTGCTCACATTAACTATATTGTTAGAGATGTCCAAGGTAAAATAATCAGTGTTCCTTGTAAAGATTGTAAAAATACTGCGATTGTTGGCACTGAAGAATATAATAATCGTCATCTACTTTTCCAATGGCCTAAAGAAAAAGAAGAAAATAATACTTGACAAGTTGGTTCAACTGTGTTATATTATCCGTGGAGGAACCGATATGACACAGTTTAATCATAAAAAAATCAATAGGTATCTTGATATGGCAAAGGAAGCTAGTAAGCAATCTGACTTTACTAAGCATCATCTTGGCGCAGTTGCTATTTATCGTGGCAGCTTACTTGCTACAGGGTATAATTCTTGTAAGACTTCGCCGCTCCAAAAAAAATATAATCATGAACGTGAATACATGGTAGAGGCAAGTTTTGCTAATACGAATTCTACTCATGCTGAGTGTGCTTGTTTGAGCAAGATTAGATACCTTGATATTGACTTTAGCAAGGTTAAGCTCTATGTTTATCGTGAACATAAGAATGGTGTTAAAGCCCTTGCAAGGCCATGCCCAGCTTGTCAAAAGATGATTAAAGATATGGGGATTAAGGAAGTTTGGTTTACAACAGAAAATGGTTTTGGATATGAATGGATGGAAAATTAAACAACTACTAATGCAAATTGGTGATAGAATGAAAACATTAGAGTGGATTGATAATGCTGATAGTTGGCTTTGTCCAGTGTGCAGAACAGAAATATGGAGTCCGGCGGCATATAATTATCATTGCCCTAGATGTGGATTCATTGCGGAAAGAGATAAAAATAAATTTTCTATTTTTCAGGAGGAGAAAAGATGAGTAATAAAACAGAATTTATTGAAAATATGGATAAAGAAGATTTTGAAAAAGGCTTAATTAAATTTAATATCCCGGATAAAGATAGAACCAGTAGCCTCAACGGAGAAGGAGTCTGGGGATGGGTAACTCAAGAAGATAAAGAAAAACATGATGATAATACATATAAAGGCAAAATTACCGCAATCCTTGTTAACCATCCTTTAAACTATTATGGAATTCTGAGATGGGGCGACGAAGTAGTATTACAGTGCCATGGAAATAGTAGACCTACTCTTGCCCCTGATTGGGTGAAAGAAAATCTACAAGGAGGCTAATAATGGCTGAATACATTAAGCGAGAAGCTGTGATTGATTTAATCACACGTCGGTACGAAAATTCAGAAATTTGCACGCAGGAAATCAACAGCATTCCAGCCGCTGATGTTGCCCCAGTGGTACATGGGCGGTGGGAAAATGGCAACCCAATTTGCCCTGTATGTGGCGAAGATAAATTCAAAAATTTAGATGCAGATATTTGGTGTGATTGGTTGCCAGACTACTGCCCAAACTGCGGAGCTAAAATGGACGGAGGTGTAGAATAATGGCAAAGTATTTCAGAATCACAGAGATTGATGCCACTACTTTTAAGCGCATGACTGGTAATGAGCTTGATTGTCTGCAAGTGGCACTGCTTGCGGATGATGGAAATGTGTATGTTGCTGTCGATGAAGATTGGCAAGATTACATTGATGTCGACCTTGAAATGTTTGACACGGACGGAGGCGCTGACCATGACGCTTAGAGAAAAACTGATGCACTATACAAATGACCTTGGCGACGTTGATTTGAAACAAGAAGTTATCGCAACCATCAAACATATCGCGCAATACATGGACGAAGATGAACTATTGCATCATAGTCGGCCCCTTGCTATCGCCTATCTTGCACTAACGGAAGATGATTCTACACCAGTTGTGCTATGCAAGGACTGTGCAAGTGGCATGAAGTCAGATGATAATAAATACATAATTTGTTGTAGACTTGGTATTGGTATGGATTTTGATGACTTTTGTTCTCATGGAGAGAGAAAGGATAAAACTAATGAATCTTGAATGGTATGTATATTATTATGATATAAATAGCAGCCAACTTAAAACCTTCAATATTTTTAATCATCGAGGATTTAAAAATGCCATTGAAGAAATTTTTAAAAAGTATTATTCAATAAAAGAATTTAAAAAGGCTGTTAAATCTGAATTGATGTATTATTTTTGGTCAAAGGCCGAATGGGAAATTGTTATTTCTGATTGGTTTGGCAAACAAGTAGAGAAGAAAATTGATGTTTATGACCAAGTAATGTTAAACTGGGATAGATTTATTGAATGGCTTTATCACGAATTATATTATAAGTTTAGTTATAAAGAGGACTGAGAAATCAGCTCTCTTTTGTTTTGCGTATATTAAGTTGGTCAATTAAATATCTTTGATAAAAGTCGGAAGCGTCTCTTGCGGTTTTAAACTCACCAAGTTCTGGGTGGTCACGAATAACAAATTTTCTAATGGCTTGGACATAAGGGTCATTATTGTTGGTTGGACGAATAGTATTTTTACTGTTTTCGGAAGGTGTTAATCTTCTTAAATTGGCTTTGCGACAGTCATGTCTACAATGATTGATGTGGTCTACAAAGATGGTGGGGTCTGTTGTATCGGTGACAAAACGATGTAAGAATAGGGTCTTTTTATTACCTTGCTCGTCTGGGCAGTATGCACTAAAATATCCATAAGGGGTCATTCCCCATGTATGAGAAGAAACCTTTTCATAATCATCTTTATCAATATAAAATTCATTGTTGTTGCTATCATAGCCAATTACAAAATCCTTATAAAAATCATATTTATTACCTTTTCGGTGTCCTTTCTTTCTACATTCTTTACTGCCACAACTTGCTGTTTTGCCAAGTTTAAGCATTTTACCCCAGACTTCTCGCTTTCGACCACATTCACATTTATATACCCATATATACTTACCATTTGAATCTTTGTGTACTAATTCTATAACAGTTAATTTGCCAAATTTTTGCCCGGTTAAATCTTTGTATGGTACTGGCATTTTTATTCTCCTTTATTATTGTTTGTCAATTCTTCTGCTGTAGCAAAAACTTGTGGAATAATTTTAATAGTTTTATCTATCATTTGTTCATGAACTACCGGAGGTATCATTTTAAATCTGCGACTCTTTAATAAACGGTCAACTTGCGCCTTATTAAATTTGGGCGCGAAATATCCAGCTACTTTTTTAAGTTCGCTTGGCCTTGAAATAATAAATGCTCTTGCGTAATGATTATAACCAAACTCTTGGACTTTGTCATTAACAGCACCGTAATATTGTTTAATTAAATATTCGCCGCCTTTATAAATATCTTGAACAGATTGCATTTTATGAGCTTTCATAAATTCAACTTTTACTTGCTCAAGTTCAGCCTTTTGTTGTTCAGTAGCTTGAATGGGTTGAGTAAAAACAACACCCTGTTTGGTCAAATAAGAATTTTGAAAAACATAAGATTCTGTATAATCAATTATCCCTCTTTTTCTTAATCGTTCCAATGCTCGTTTGAGAACATATTTATCATGTCGGTCTGCAATATTAAACCATTCAGATTCTATTTTATCAATATCAAATATATTACTATTAGTTGGTAGTTCAAGCGCCAACTTATCTAAACAACTGCGATATTCTGAGTAATGTTTGTTTATCATAGCGATACCTCTACGTAACTTGGTATAAGTATAGGTTTCTGTAATAGCGCCCTCTGCAATAAAATTTAGTAGAGTGGCCTCTACAAAGTTATTATAATTTTTTTCAGCTCTAATCATTTGTGTTTGCTCTGGCGTATATTCAGCCTTGACTATATATCGGCCTCTTTTTAATTTTTGTATATCATAAGATTCTTGCCACCGTTCCATTTGATATTTTCTTACATTCCCAGACCTCGATTCTTTTTCGCCCATTACCTTGCAAAGCTCTGGATAAGATAGTTCTTTATTTAATTCCATTTAAATTCCTCCTAAATTGCGTCAGTCGTCAGATAAAATTGCTATAACAGCAATAACGCTCTGCGTTTTGCCCCCTATATTAAATTGCGTCAGTCAGTTTGTATAATAGATAGATATATATTAACAAAAATCACTGACGCAAATTGATAGACAAAAATATAAGTTCTTTCCCACCTCTACCATATTATCACATCTTAACACTATTGTCAATATATATAAATATAAGTTAACAGATTGTTAATAATTATAAAAGTTAGGTGATGTAGGGCTGGAGTGAGTGGATGGTTTGGGATTAGAAGTGAATACGGTGGGATGTGGGATTTAAATAACTTGGAGAGTAGAGGTGGGGTTGTATGGTTTGATGGGGGTTTAGGCGGTTGTGTGGTGTTCGTGCTACTACTCGATTTACTTTAACGCTTTAAAGCGTTATCCAATACCCATCCCAGGGGTGGGTTTACATAATTTTACGCCGATAACATCAGTTATCATCGGGGATATACCCCCAGGGGGTATTTTTGGGAAAAAATTCCAAGTTTGACTTCAACTCATCACTGTGCTAAAACGTGTCCACTTTTCCACACAGTTTTCCACAGGCTACACGTTAGGCGGAACAACCGAATTGTACAAACAACAATATTGTATATATCCACCATATACAGCTACACATAGTCAATCAATTCCACTAGGCTATTCAGCTTTCATTCCCTTTCTGTTAAACCATCTTATTTTCTCTGTTTTTCCATCTAATCCCCTTTACTATTTTGAATTTATCTTCAATATTACTTTCTTTCTCTATTTTATATTATATCTATTATTATATTATATCATTAACTATATTATCTTCATCTATCTTATCTATTCAATCTAATTTTTATTATTACATCTTATCTTTGTTCAATCTAAATATAATCTTCAATACTATATCACATCATTCAATCTCTTCCTATCTGGTTTATCATATAACATCCATTCTATACCAGTATAACATATAATATTATATCATACAACTATAATTATTCTATTTTATAAGCCGTATTATAAAATTTTATATTCTACATTCTATAATCTAGTATCTAAAATCATATTATATTATTTTAAAAACTATCTGATACAATCCTGATTCTATATTCAATATTCTAAAAACCATATTCATATTTTTTGAATATTCAATCTTTTCTAATTTTAAAAACATTGTAATATTAATGCTTTTCAGATTTATATATGAATAAAGTTAGTATAAATATCGTATATCTATCTTTTCTATAACTCCATAAAATGGTAAATCGTCTATGCTGGGGTTTTTAGAGACAAGGGGGTGTAACTATATAGTTCAACATAAAAACGCCCTGAAGGGCCTTAAAAAGCCGTTTAAACCGTGTTTGTCTGATATGTACAATTATAATTATAATGTCTATCTATTACGGATAAAAAAATAGAATTATAATATATAATAATAGTATAAAATTATATACAACTAAACGGTCTAAAATATAACTATAATTATATAGAATGACGAACAAAAAACTATTGACAACATAGGCGTGCGGGTATATCATAGTGACAACGAAACAAGGAAACGACATTTTAGGAGGTCGAAAAAATGGAAGTTTGCGTTGTGAACACGGTAGCCCACCTGAAAAATAGTAGAGGTTGGCAAGTAATGCGGCGTATCAATTGCGGCCTGGCCCATATCGAACGGGAGTTGGTCACATTGGAAGAAGCCATCACCTATTGCAACGAAAATAATTATAAAATTATTGCAGTTGGTGATTTTTGGCAATGTGTAGAATAATTTTTTCAAAAATGGGGGGAGGATTAAAATGAAAAAATTTAATGGTATCAACATCACTCCGTCAAATGGCAAATTCTGGTGCTTTAATTGTGACGTACAAGATGCCACAATTGTTATCAAATTGAATACTTTCCGAGAAATTCACTTGTGCCCCTGGTGCTTTAAGCAACTTAAAAAAGAGATAAACAACTATATTCCATAAAATTGTAGCCGCTCTTTTCAGGGCGGTTATTTTTTATTCTTTTTCTTTTTGTTTAATTTGCATAAAAATCCTATAAATCTTTGTATAGTTTGCCTATATACAAGAGGCCGAAAAAGTGCTATCTTATAATCACGCAAGGCGATAAAAACAAAAACGAAAATAAAACATAGGAGGAACAAAAAAATGAATTATAATATGGTATTGACCCCGGAACGGTGGGAGCGGTTGCGGCCTAAAATGCGGGCGGCTGGACTCAATTATGAGCCGTCCGGGTATGGTTCTATGGTCTATATTGGTGGGACGTGTAGCCCAAAAGAATATGATATCATGGCCGCATGGATAGAGGAGATGTAAAAAATGAAATACGAAAAAGAGGCAAAAGCTTTTTGTAAAGCTATCCAACTTTTGGTAGAAAATCCCGCACGCCTGGAAAACTTAGAAAATTATCTTTCTTTCCATTTCTCGGAATGGTTGGAGGACTGGGCGGACACTCCCCAAAAGATAGCGGGAGAAATGTTAGAATTTTCTAAAATCGAGGTGTAAAAAATGGAAATTGGAATCCTGTATATTATTATCATGACTGTCCTCATTTATCTACTTTTTGACTTGGCGTTATATGCCGTCTATCGCTTAGACGGTGGAAAGTTGGGATTTTTTAGCTGGTTGAAAAAAATTGAATTTTGAGGAGGAAAATTTAATGCTTTTGCGAAAAGATATTGAAACCATTATGTCAACCCCTGAACTGTGGCAAGCGTTTCACGACTTAGAAAAAGCCTATTCTATACGATGCAACAGCCCAGAAGAGAACGCACGATATAAAGCGATGTTTCGTGTTTTTAAGGCACAAGTGGAGGGGCAGAAGGGCCAAATAATTCCATTCTAACAAATTCACCAAAAAATTTTTCAAATCTTGTGCAAAATGCCTATTGAAAAAGCCTTTAGGATTTGATATCATACAATTACCGAAAGGAACAAAAAACATTTTTTGGAGGTTAATTATTATGTTGAACGAAAAGAGAACGAAAGAAGCCGTCATTGCTGATATCATCCAGTATTTCAATGAAAACGAAGATGTTTTCAATGATTGTATGGAAGAGCTGGACAGTTACAACGGTTATTTGGGCGATGACTGTTATTACAGCATGGAAGAATTAAATGACCTCTACAGCGGACAGGAGCCACAAGAAATTTTGCTTCGGGCTTTCTATGGTTTTGACGCTGATAGCTGGTACACCGACAGCAGAGGGAATAAAATTTATGGAGCCTTTAATCCCAACAGAAATTATTTTTATTTAAATGGCTATGGCAATCTTGTTTCTAGTGATTATAAAGATTATTCTGATAAGCTGGATGAATACGCTATTGAAGAAATGCGCGAAAATAGAGACTATGTTGAAAGTGTTGAAAATGACGACATTTTAGCGGGTCTGTTTGATGAGTTGGAGGAGATTGAAGAATAAAACAAGCCCCATTCCAGAAATATTTTTTTAGGAGGTTTTTGCCATGAAAATTATTAAAGCATATCAGGGCGAACCGCACGAACATAGATTTCCAGCCATTTGCTGGCATTGTCAAGACGTGGACGGGTGCCTATTGGGGGATATATTTACAAGAGCAAAAACGAGAGAGGGAGTGCGAGAGGCAATTGCTAAAAAATATCAAGGCGACGCTTCAAGTTGCGCCGTTTGGCTATATCTGTTTTCCGGGTATTGGCCAATGTATCAAAAAGTAGATTTTGAAGAAGATACATAAAGATTAGAGGCCTCCGGGCCTCTTTTCTTTTTGCCTATTCTTTATAAAAAATCAATTAGAAACGGCTCTAGAATCGTTTTTGTATCGTCTGCCGTATGTTTTCACGTCTGGCGCTGGAAGGGCTGTAAAGGGCTTTAAAATGTGAAATAGAGGTATCGCTAAAATAAGCCGTTCTTTTTTTTATGTTCAGACTTCAGTATTCTAAACTGTAAAAGAAAAATTTTTTCAAAAAAACCTATTGATAATAATCTGTTTTTGTGGTACAATTAAGACAGTTAGAAAAGGCAATTCCGAGAAAGCCTAAAAGTGAGAGGAAGGGAGAGAATATCAAAAAACTTTAATGATGTAAAGTGTTAAAGTAAAACATCTTTCTTGGCCTTGTTTAGTGGGGCTGTCTGTCCGCACGTCTGCAAGCTGCCTAAGCTCTATAAATTTCAAGCGCAAACGGCCTTAGAATTCGTTTTTTATATGGGGGCGGTGTAGTTATATCCCTCAGGCAAAAAAGCCGTCAGAACGTTTGTAAATGCCGATTGTTTCAATAGTTTAAAAATGGAAAATTTTAGCGGGCCAAAATAGCCAAAAATTTTTGAAACAATTGTGCAATATGACTATTTACATATGGCTTGGAATCTGGTATTCTATAGATGTTCCGAGGGACAAAAACATTTTAGGAGGTAAAGCATGAATATTAAAAAATGGGAATTGATTCTAAGATTCCGAAACGGCCACGAGGTAAAAATCCCGGTTGTGTTAAAAACAGGGATACAATTAGCGTATAAGCTGAGGGAGGAGGATATCACTTGCAAGATGAAAACTATTGACAACTGAAAAAGAATCTGATAGAATACCAGGCGAGGGGACAGGAATGCCCTTTTGCCTGGTATCTTTTTTTGAAAAAGAGCCATAGTTTAATACAGTAAAGCAATAAAGTGTTCTTTGGCTAAGTAAAGTGTAACACTTTAGTGTGTTGAAGCATCTTTAACACTTTAGCGTGGTGGCGTGGTAGTGTGTTAACACTTTAATGAGCTAAAGTTTAGTGCTTTAGTGTGCGAAAGCGTGTTTATGAAAATTTGAAAAATTCCCCACCCATACGCGCCTTAGGCGTTTTTTAAATTTTCCCAGCAATATAGTATATGTATATATGTATGTATGGATATATAGATATATGTATAGATGTATAATGTGTAGAAGTATGAAGTTGAGTATATAGATTGATAAAGGAAAGATATAATTAAAAACAGAAGAAGATAAATGAATAAGTAAACAACGGCAAAGTTAATAGATTTATCGGCAAAAATTTTAAAGAAAAGTTGATAGAAGTTTGTAAAAACTTTTCCGACGATTGGCGAGAAATTTTCTGATGATTGGATTTTTTTTTGTTGGCTTAAAAAATTTTACAGCAACAAAAATTTTTATTTTCAATTTTATTTATAGAATTTTTTATCCCTGCCAAAAACTTAAATCGCCCGACAAAATTTACACGCGAAACTTGACAACTACACATTAATTGTGATAAAATTTATGTGTGGTTGTCAACGAATTAAATTTGGCTGGCAATTTCAAAAAATTTAGTAATTTTTCATATACAATTTATACAAATAAAAAACCAAAATAATTTTAAAATTTATCTTGACTTTTTATTAAATTTGCGGTATAATATAACCGTATAATCAAAGCAAACAAAAAGTTTAATTAAATTATCTTATCTTTTTATTTATGCATAGGTGAATTGCAGAATTCAAAACGAAAATTCTTTATGTAAAATGAATTATAAAATTCAAATCCAAAATTCTGTTCAGAAAATTTAAAATGAAAAATTTATTTTGAAAAAGGGGTTGAAAAATTTGAAACGGAAAATCCAAAACCGAAAATTAGAAGCGGTGTTTGGAGCGGGAATTTTGATTTACGGTATTTATATTTGGAAATTCGTTCCTGAGAATCAAAACCAAAAAGTTGAATTTAAAATTGAGCCACAAAATTCAATTTCAGAAAGTTTTGATTGGTTTTTTGAATCTGATGAAAAAATTAGAGAGATGTTTCAGATTGAAAAAACGAATCACAAAATTAAAAAAGAAGAATGGCATCCATTTTTTGAAATCAGTAATCAAGACAGAGAAACAATCCAATATATCGTGGCTGGTGAGGCTGGATATGAGCCAATAAAAGGTAAGATGGCTGTAGCTCAAACTTTACTTAACGCTATGAAAAAAGAGGGGCGCAGTGCAAAACAAGTAAAAAAAATTTATCAATATTCAGGCTGGAAAACGAATCTGAATATTGAATCGCCCGAAAATTGGGCTGAAGTGAAAGAAGCCGTAGATAGAGTTTTTGATAATGGCGAATTTGTATCAGAAAATCCAATTCTATTTTTCTATGCGCTAAAATATTCCAGTGGTAAATTTCATCGAACTTTACCGCATGACCAAATTATTGGAGGACACAGCTTCCATTATCTTGAAGAAGATATAAATGCGGATTGGTTTAAGGAGTTGCAAAAATGAGTTCGATTTTATATTATGCGGCTTTAATTTCAGTGGGTATGACTTCACTTTGGAGTTGTATTTATACATTGATTTCATTGCATATGCTATATTATTTGAATTCGGTATTTGGTTCAATCTTAACTGTAGTATCGGCTGTTTTATTTTTTAAATTGATTTTTTAAGGAGCATAAAAATGGGAACTAAAATGGATGGCAAGGCTTTGGCTGATAAAATTGCCGTTAATTTAAAGCAACGATGTGAAAATTTGAAAAGCAAGAATCTAATCCCAAGTGTTGATATTTACACTACAGACGATGACCCTATTGCTAATATGTATTTGCGTAGCAAATTAAATCGTTGTCAAGAAATTGGAATTGAAACTGTAGTAAAAAATTGCAGCGAATACGATACTTTGGGCATTATTAGAAGTATATCAAATTCTAACAATCCTGTAATTATTGAAGAACCAATTCCTTCTGCTATTGATAAAGAATTGCTTTGCGGCATTCTAATCTCCTGGAGGGACTTGGACGGATGGTCTATGTGGAATAAAGCAAAATTATATTCTAACGCAGAACCTAATTTTTATCCATGCACTCCCAAAGGGATTATGCGTTTGCTTAAAGAATATAATGTAGAATTTGAAGGTAAAAATGCTCTTGTAATTGGTCGCAGTGATATTGTTGGTCATCCTATTGCATGGATGTTGAGCCAGCAAGGTTGTACCGTTACAATGGCACATAGCAAAACAAATGAATCTTACCTTGTCACTTATGCTATTAGTGCAGATATTATTGTTTCTGCCGTTGGCAAGCCAAACATCATTGACTTTCAAGAATTCAACGATGAGTGTTTTGGAATGGGTGAAAAATTACTTTCTGATAAAGTGATTATTGATGTTGGCATGAACTTTGAGGATGGAATTTTAGTAGGCGATTTTACTGAAGATTTTAAATCTAAAGCTGCGCTGTGGAATTCTGTTCGTGGGGGCATTGGGCCGATGACAACGATTTCGCTTTGTGAGAATGTAATAGAATTTTATGAAAGAAAAATTAATGATTAAGGCTTGACAATCATCCCAACTTCTGCTATATTAAAACCATGGAGGCGAGGTAAATGAAAATCAATTATTCTATTGAATTAGAAACTGATGAAAATAACAAGCCTTTGTGGTGCAGTGTAAATTATGTTCTTCGATATTATTGTGAAAACATGACTACAGAACAAGCAATTTCGTCTGCAATTTTAGCTTATGAAAAACTTGACACAGTAAAAGATGGGGTATATAATAAAGCTGTATTTTGGCCTGATAAGCTGATTGAGATGATTAACAAGCAGATGGTTCATCGTTATAACGTCAGTGCCACTAAGCATTATTTTGATAAATGTAGAATTTTACATTTGCCTAAGAATTGCTATAAGGCTATGATACATGGAGAAATCATCGAAGCAGAAGTTAAAAATGGTTCTGTTGTAAAAATTGTTACTAGATTGCCAAATCGTAAATATATGACTGAAGATATTTGTGCTGCAATTTTGCTTCATTCTGAAGATTTTTATGACGCTAAAGTCAAGACTGTGTGGACAAACCAAGCAGATGACAACCATAGCACGATTGATGTTTCAAATTATATAAAAAGTTGAAAAAAGTGCTTGACAAGTCTTTTAAAGCATGATATACTTATTACAGTAAGAAAAAGGAGCGATTAAAATGTCTCGAAAAGAATTGAAATACACATATTCCAGCGTCAAGTCGCCCTGTAAGGGATGTTGTGATAGATATGTTGGGTGTCATGGTTCTTGTGTTGGATATAAGGCTTATCATGATGAGCTGAACAGAATTCGGGCCAAGGAGTTTGAGTTCAAAAAGCTAGACAATATGTGTAATTCAATTTTAAGCAAAACCACAATTTCAAAAGATTTTATTGGACTTTATTAAAAAGTTCTTGACAAAGAAAAGAAATTGTGGTATAATTAAATTAAAGTTTGCGGTTAGCTTGTAAAACCGCTTATAACCTCGCACAGCTCAACTGGTCTGAGCATCCGATTTATAATCGGAAGATTGTGTGTTCGAGCCACACTGCGAGGCCCACTAATTATTTCCAAAAGAAAGGGGTGAATAGGTTGGGAATTTTAAGCTGGTGCAACCACGCAATCAGTGCTAATGCTGACGAAGCATTTAATAAGGTTGCAAGTGGAGATGGCAGAAAGACAGTTATCTTGTATAGGTCATTTCAGAATGAGAAAGAACTACACAACGAGATTAAAAAGCTATATCAAAAAATCAAAGAGTACAATATAAATGTTAATTCTGTTGAGGAGCAGCTTATCCCAACCAACCCTTACTTTTGGAATGATATTGATGGCTGTCTTGGTGTGAGATGTGCCGAGATTGATATTGATACAGTTGAGAACTGTGATGGTAAGATTGCTTTGTTTGCAGGATGGAACAAATCCGTTCTATTCAAAGACACTGAGCTGCGTGTGAGTAGTAAAGCTATGGCCAGTTTAGCGCTGCTTGGTTCGCTTGCACAGTGAGATAAAAAATCTTAAAAAACTTTTCAAAATCCATTGACAAACCCGAAAATTTGTGGTAAGATAACCACAGAAGCAAAGAAAGGAAGATTCGGAATGACAAATGTAGAAAAGAAGCGTAATCAACTGAGAGACACCGCTTTTAAACTGGTATATAAACACCCTTACAGTATGGTTCGAACTAAGATTGACCGTATTAGCCGTCAGCTTCGAGAGCTTGATAATAAGTTTGTTAAGACCGCTGATTCTGATAAGTAAGGTAATATCGGCTTAGGCCGTTATTATACCAGTGTATAGTAAGTAGGGAAATACCCCTTCTTGGGCCGAATAGGTTATGTAGGCAAACAACAATCAAGGTTAAGGAGTAGGCTATCATTCTCGGTAGCGCTTGCTATGCATACCAGCACCTATGTCTCCACTACGAAGTAGTCTAAAAGGAAGGTCGCTTAACCGATGCAGAGACAGTTAAGGTTAAGATGTGTGTATGGCGCATCTCGGTTCAAACTGTACAAGACCAAAAAACCATACTAACGGTGACAGCTTGGAGAGATAAGCGGCCTTAATTTAATTGGTGGTAGAGAATTATGGTCAATATTAAACCACACGATTCAGCAAGGATGGCTAAAGCCTTGTTGGTGTTCCATATATTTGAACTCATTTTTAGTCCGTTAAGCTAAAGATTGACTATGTTTAATAAAAATAAAAGGTCGATTTTATTATGAGTTGGTATAATAATTGGATTGATAAACATTTTGAGAAACAAGGTTACAAGATTAAATCTTGTGATAAATATGGAGCTTGTTACGAAAAATATGTTAAGGAATATGATTACACAAGTGTTATTCATATTGTCCATAAAAATAATGGAAAACATATTGTTCAATGTTACGATACTCAAGTTTTATTTGCAAAAACAGAAAATGGTTCTAAAACAGAATTGGTAAATCAGGTAGATGGCCTTTATATGTCCCTTTTGTTTTGGGTTTGGTTGAAATATAAATGGCTTTCTCATAAATATAACTGGAAAAAGATGTAACGCACTCAGAATTGTCATGGCGAACGATAGTAACCAATCAAGTGTGGCGAGATTCAAGTCCTCAAGCCACGGCGTTCGACTCGTCTGGCGCAAGGTGCAAAACCTGATAAGCGTAGGTCACTACGATAGTGCGACATCCACGGTTGAATGGCTGGTGTAACCTTAAATCCCCAGCTACCAGAGGCCATGTTGGTTATGTTTACGGTTAAACGGTTAGCTCATCACTTAACTGTAAAATTTGTAAAAAACCAGTCGGGTATACACGATGTTCTACGGACGCATGGCATTACGGGAAGATATGGTATAAGATAAATGTTTTAACTAGCTCAGTAAAGTTTTTAAATACTTGTCCTTCGTGGATATTATTAAAATTATAGTTAAAAGTCTATCTTTAAACAGTTCGAGTCTGTTACTTCCCTTGAAACGCTGGATTAGCTCAGTTGGCAGAGCCGTTCACTTGTAATGAAAAGGTCATCCGTTCAAATCGGATATCCAGCTCCAGTCCGCCTATTGGGATTCTCCGCAATCGTAAGTGCTTAAAGCCGCTAAGTCATTGACCCACAATGGCGAAATGAGAATTAGGACAGCGTGGAGTCAAGAGTACGCTGAAAGTAGGATAATATATGCTCTTGGCAAATCTACTATTACAAATGGTAGTTGACAGATGCCAACATGGCAACAAAGTCCCGCCAACGGCTAGAGGGGGCACAGATGGGTGAATAGCCTAGTCTTATCAAACAATTTAATAGGCAATGTCTATAAAAGCATCCTAAGAATTGGAAATGCCAAATGATATTGTCAATAACAAACCGAGGAGAAACATAAAATAAATTGTGGGTGGAAGGGCGAAAGGTCTCGAAGGCCAAGAGCGTGTAGGTTTGTTAATCTTTAGAAAGGAGATGACTCCAATGCAGTATCAGGATTTTGAAGAGATGCTTTATGGTACTAACTATAATGTTCATTCTACTAAGTAAGGGCTTATGCCCTATATATGGGTCGATTAAGTAAAACTTATGAGACCCCACCTCCCTCCCGAAAAGGTAAAAAGAAGTACAATCCTCATACTCACTACCTGTAATGGGTTGGATGAATAAAGGTGAGACAAAACTCCCGGTAGTCCAATCGGCAGGAGACAAATCACTCAAAATGATTACAGTGGCGATTCGAGTTCGCCTCGGGAGACCACCCGGCCAACACTTTCATAAAAACTTCTCCTTTTTGTACCTCCTAAAATTTACCTCCTTCTGTTTTTGTTTGTCAGTTCCCTGTGTTGGCCTTCAAATAAATTCCCGAATTTGTTAATAACGAGTTCGGGAATTTATTTTCTAAAAATTCAATTTTTATATTGACAGGACAGAAGAATTGTAGTATACTTTAATCAAAGTTAAGGAGGTAATAAATATGATTAACGCTTATGTGAACTATATGAAGGCTGAGAAGATGTCTGAGAACACCATGCGTGGCTATACTAATCATATCAATCAGATGTTAAATATGGTAAATAAGCCTGAGTCTGATATTACTTATCTTGACCTTGTGAACTGGAAAGCCGATATTAGCAGTCTGGCTAGCGCTACGGTTGCTAATAAAGTGGCTGCTATTAAGAGTTATTTTGGTTTTCTTGTAAATGCTCAAATTATTGGTTCTGACCCCAGCCAGAATCTTAGCCGTCCTACGAATATTAAGAACAAAGAAAAGCCTTATGTAAGCGAAGATGACGCTAAAATGCTTGTTAAGTTTGCTAGAACACCTCGCGATAAGGCCATATTTAAGTTTTTGCTTTCTACTGGTGTTCGATTCTGTGAGATGGCGAATATTACTATCGAGCAATACAAACAGGCTATAGAATCTGACAGAACTATCGAACTGTCTGTGACTAAGGGTGATAAAGGCGGCAAGATTTTTATTAACGATTCTACTAAGGCCGCTATTGATACTTACCTTCGTATTCGAGACGATGAATGTCCTTATTTGTTTGCTTCTGAAAGAGCACATAAATTAAGTGACAATTCTGTATCTCATACTATTAAGGTTGCGGCTCGACGCGCTGGTTTGCCTTATTGGAGCGACTTGAGTTGCCATGGCCTTAGAGCCGCTTGTGCTACCATCATGAATGATAAAAATGTGCCTGTTGGTACTATTAGTAAGGTCTTACGTCACAGCTCTTTGAGCGTGACTACAAGATACATTAAATCCAGCCAGAATAACATCAATAATGCTACAGCGTTAATGGAGTTTTAAATTATGAAAAATGAAATCCTTCGAGCAATTTATGATTATTTTGATTGGGTAGATTGTGCCAGTTGCCGATTTGATGAAAAAGTAGCTTACAAAGATTGTGATGGTTGTTTCTCTAGAACTATAAATTGGGCTATTAGTAAAGATGTCGCGGAATCTTTTGCTAATAAAATTATGAAAATTATTAAGGAGAAAAATTATGAGTAACAAAGCAAAGAAGTGGCAAGAAGGAGACTATGTTATTCGTGTAACGGGTAATCATATCACGGCTACCAAGTTTATCCAAGAACAAAAGAATTTTATGAATACTACTCTTGATGCAACAAAGGCGTATAAAGGTATCGCTGCCTGTGACCCCCAAGATGAATTTGATTTGAGCGAAGGAGTTAAGATGGCTATGAACCGTCTAAATTTATTGCTAAATGATAAGTTTAGTAATGAAATTAAGGTTGGTGATACTGTAAAAATCATCAATTTTGGAAAGTTTTATACTACTTATTGTGATTGGGTTGACAAGTATGTGACTTCCGGTTATGATAAGTGTAGATACGCTTTTAAGCAGACTCCTAACAATAATATTGGTAAGGTTCTATATATGGCAAAGCATGGAGCACAGAATACGATGCTTGCTTTTATCGAAGTTAAAATCGCTGAAGGTTATACTGACCCTTGTTATCTTATCAGTGTAGAGGGGCTAAAGAAGCTATGAAACAATCATGGAATGGCTGGAGTTATCCTAAAATGATGCCTGAAATCGTCGAAGCCGTTGAAACACATTTTTGTGATGATAAAGATATTATTGTTGATTGTATGCTATATTTAAAAAATGCAACTGCTAGAGTCGAAGATTTGAATACGATTAACAAGTGGTTTGATGATAATAATAGATGCCACGTCTGCGGTTGTGAACTTGAAACGGTTATAACAAAAGAACCCCATTTTGAACTTGGACCTGACGTATATGAAAATCTGGTAGATTATTATTGTCCTAATTGCATTGGACTCCTCGATGAACGGAGATAAATAAAATGGATAAAAGAATCAAAGCAAGATTAGAACGTGAAAAACTAAATGAAATGATTAAGTCTAGTCCGAAGTTAAAGGCTTTTCTTGATGCAGCTACGGACGAAACTGAGAATCAAGACTTAAAAGACTTGATTCAGCCTGTACTTGTAGACGCTTTTGACAAGATTCGCCTACAAGGAATCAATATTGGCTGGCACGCTCACGCTATGCAATGTAAGAAGAAGATTGAATCTTGCGATACATTGGAGCAAGCTATTGAGCTTATGTCCAAAGAAGTTCAAGAGACTGCTGATAAACTAGGAATTAAGGTGGAAGAGGAATAATATTATGGAGAAGTTAGAAGAAAAGAACAAGAAAATGACTCCATTATCTCAAATCCATAAATTTTGCGTTGACTGCCTAGGTGGGCAACCTAAACTTGTTAAGGGATGTACGTCTAAAAACTGCCCTTTGTATCCGTATAGAACAGGCCATAATACCAATTCTAAACGGGCAATGACTGAAGAACAGCGTCAGATGGCAGTAGAGCGACTAAAAAAGGCTAGAGAAGCTAAGAAAGGAGAATAGTATGAAGCAGTATGAAAAAATTGAGACTGTCTTTTGTCGTGATATGGATGGGACAAAGCGTCTTATTCTAAATAATTACCGTAATCCTACTATTGCCTATCTCAAAGACAATATGTGGTTGTTTACTGAAAAGGTAGACAGAACAAATATTCGTGTTCATTGGGATGGACACAAGGTTGAGTTTGGTGGGCGTACTGACAAAGCACAAATTCCGGGGCCTCTTCTTAGTAGGCTAAATGAGATGTTTATGACCACTGAAGCCGAAGAACTGTTTGAGCAGACATGGGGCGATAAGGAGGTCATCTTGTTTGGTGAGGGCTACGGCCCTAAGATACAAAACGGCGGTGAATATCGTTCTGACGTGTCTTTTATTCTCTTTGATGTTCTGGTAGGAGATAATTATCAAGAACGTGAATGGGTGGAGAAAACAGCACAAATGTTCAACATTGACGTTGTTCCTATTGTGCTTACAGGTACTATTCAGGATGGCATTGATTATGTTATGAAACATCCTCGGTCTACTATGGGGACTGCCATGATGGAAGGCGTTGTTGGTAGACCTATGATTGAGTTGAGAGACAGGCGTGGGGAAAGAGTAATCATAAAGATTAAGTGGGAAGATTTTAAGCACTTCGCTACATAAAGTTACTATGTTTTCTGGTTTATTTTCAATTTATTTATCTAAGCAATATAAGTTGATAGGTTAATAACACAGGCCCTTTCTGTGTTCAAATTATAATAAAATTATAGAGGTATGAAAAATGGATATTTTAAACAAGAGCAAAAATTTTTATCGTTGTGTTGGTAGTGTATATGAGATTGGGCTGAAGAGAGAGCCTTGTGAGGTAAGAATTTTCGAGAATGGTGTCGCAACAGGCGAGAAGGTTAAGGCTGAGTGTATTAAGGGCAAGTTTGGTGTTCGCACTGACGGCGGCATTGTCACCTTTATGATTTACTTTGCGTCCAAGGGTCTGGATGGCCAGGAATCTCGCCAGTGGAAGATGGCTACTGATATGATGGAACTAAACCCTGAAGTTGGCGGAAATGGCAATACTCCCTCTGTTGTTGTAGTTGAAGGCCGTCTTGAGAACAATATGTTTATGAGCCGTGATGGTAAGGAGGTTAAGGAAGCCCCTCAGTTCCGTGTGAGTAAGGTATCCACTACTGCTTACAAGGAAGGTATGGAATATGGTATCACTGTTAATATGAGCGGTTGCATGACCAAGAATGTGCCTGAGACTAAGATGGTTGATGGTGAGGCTGAGGAAACTGGCCGTGGTGTGATGACTGTGTATATGGCTAATGGTAAGGGTGAGGTGTTCCCCGTTACTGTTATTGTACCTGATGACCTTGTAGATGATGTTAATGACGCTGTTGAAAATGGTTGTACCATTGACGCTACTTTAGACGTAAACACCATTACTTTTGGCGGTGTAGCCAAGAAGCATGGTATTGGTCGTGCTGGTAAGATTGATACCTCTAATGTATCTACTCGTACCGAGTTTGTACTTGCTGGCATGGACATTGTTGAGGAGCCTGATGAACTGTATATTGAGGATGAAAATGGTAAGCAGACTCCTGTTAAGACCCTATGGATGGACGGTTCCGTGGTCAAGAAGGCCATTAAGATGTATCAGGTCAAGAAGGATGAGTTTGCTAAGAACGGTGGTAACAAGACCACTAAGAGCAATTCTGCTACCAATCTAAAGGACAAGAAGGCAGAGTATAAGTCTAAGCGTGTGGGCAAGAAAGCTACCAATGACTTTGATGATTTTGGCGATGATGAGAATCCTTGGGGCGATGATGTTGACCCTAATGATGAGTTTTGATTGAGGTGATGTGGGATGGCAAAGATTGACCTACTAAATCTTGAAGAAACTGGTATGAATGGTAGTCTTGCTGGGCAGAAGGCGCTTCTTTACGGTGGAAACTCGTTAGGCAAGACATTTCAAGCTTCTAAAATGCCCAAACCATTGCTTTTAATGACCGAAGCCGGTGCTAATGGCGTTAAGTGTAAAAAGTTGCCTGTAAATAAATGGGCTACTTTTAAGGACGTTGTAAAACAGCTTACTGATGAAAAGACGCTTGACCAGATGAAGGAGCAATATTTTACTATTATCATTGACACCCTTGAAAATCTTGTCGGTCTTTCTGAACAAGCAGTTTGTAGCGAATTTGGTGTCCGAGATTTAAGTGAAATTACTGGTAAACAGAACGGTTATTCTATTTATCGTAAAGATTTTAAGTCTCAAGTAAACAAACTTTGTAGTTGTGGTTATTTTGTTCTATTCATTGACCATGAAGAAATCGTTGAACTTGAAGACCCCATTACAGGTGAAAAGTACAATTTTGTACAACCCAAGGGAAGCGGTAATATCAAGTCTTCCACTCGCTTTGTTCGTGATATGTGTGACTTTACATTTTTTGTTCACGGTGGGGAGACAGATGAAAATGGCGATGCTATTCCCTCTTCTTTGCTTTGTAAGCAGACCAGACACGCTTTTGCTCGTAGCCGCTATGCTATTCAGACCTTTGTTAAGCCTTTCACAGCAAAAAATATGGAAGATGCTATTATCAAGGCCATTGAGAAGTCCGCTAATGATGAGGGGGCTAACCTATCTGATTGGAAGCCCGACACCAGCGATTACACCGCTCAGGATTGGATTGATATGATTAGTCCTTATTATAAGGCCATCTACAAGAAGGATTCTGAAAAGGCCAAGGCCATTGTAGAGAATGAGCTTGGTGCTGGTGCTAAGGTCTCTAAGGCTACCGATGAACAGAAGATGGAGCTTGAGAATATCTATAACCAAATGGTAACTCATGCTTGTGACATGGGGCTTGTAGTAGAATAAACCAAACAAAAGACGGCTGGTCAACGCTGGCCGTCTTTTTAATAAAGGAGAAAAATATGAATCTTTTTAAACGTACCTATCATTATTATATCGTTTTTACTTATGAAGTTGATGGATTCACTAAAACAGCCGCTTCTTACTATGAGCTAAATTGTAAGCTAGATACCCAAGATGCTTTGAAAGCCGCTATTGAATATTTAAACAAAAAGATGGAAGTTGACAATGTTATCCTTATGAACATTGTGCCTTTAAAGAAGTGATTATATGGCTAAATTATCTGAACAAGAAAAACTGGATAGACGTAAAGTCACAGATTTGATTCAATCTATGTGGGGCGAAGATGCTAACTGGAAGTTGCTAACCGCTCAACTCAAAAACATTATGAAAGAATATGACCTAACGCATAAAGATGTGTACTATATCCTTAAATATTGTAAAGACTATGAGCAAATAGTGATTGATGGCGAGTATGGATTGTATCAGTTATTTCCTAAATATATTGATGCTACGCAGATGTTCAGAACTAAGTTGGCCGAAGCCAAAGAGAAAGCAGATGAAATAGGTACAATTCTACCTATTAAGGTTAAGAAATATCGGCCTCAAAGAAAGATTAAAGATGACTTGACTTTTGATTGATAAAGCAGTATAATCAAGACAAAGGAGGGATAATATGACAGTAGCAGAAGTAAAGCAAGCATTATCCAAATACCCAGACAATATGAAGGTTAAAGTTAATATCGACCGAGAACTTAGAAGACTAGATGATGTGTCATGGGGCGTTGATATGGGCACTAATATTACCTATGTTTGGCTGGTTGGCAAGGAGAAGCAGTGATGAAGGTACTGTATTATGCTGTATTCATCGAAGGTAGGCCATATTATTTTGGTCTCGAAGAGCTTGCTAAAGCATTTGATTTCTCTGACGGTTATTGGTTGATACAAATGGCTTACATCAACACTGACAGACAATTAAAATATAGGTATTTTAATCGAGAGAGATGGGAGTTTATTGATTGATGCTTTATTCTTCTAATTACAGCGCTTTACTGCTCGGTTGTTTGATGAACAACACCCAACTTCTATTCAATCCATCTTACCCTTTGGCAAAGACCGACTTTGACCCTGAACCCGTTCATAGAATTATCTTTATTGCTACTTGCAAATTGGCCGAAGCTGGCGCGGGTAATGTCAGTGAAGTCGAGATTGATAATTATGTCAAGGACTACCCAGCTCAGTACGAAATTCTTAATGAAAGTAATTTTCTTGATTTCGTTCCTACTGTAAAAGAACTTTGTTCGCTTGAAAGTTTTGAATTATATTATACCACTTTACGAAAATTTAGTTTACTCAGAGAACTAAAAGAAGAAGGGTATAATATCGCCCCTTATTTTGATGAAATGCTCGATGAAACAGAGCAAATGGCCAAGTTAAACAAGTGGACTATTGGCGAGATTCTTACTGACATTGAGTTTAAGTCGGCAAAGCTAAGAACCAAGTATGATGTTAAGTATGTGCGGAATGAAATCAAGGCCGGTGAAAATGTGGCTGAAAGGTTGGCTGGTTTTAAGGAGCAACCTTCATTTGGTGCTTTGTTTCAGAGTGGATATCTAAGCACAATCTGGAATGGATGGTGTAGGGGGCATTTAGGTTTGCGTGGTGCGCCTAGCGGCCAGGGGAAGAGTCGTTTAGGCGTGGCCGATTTAACTAAGGTTGGTGCTAAAGAAATTTGGATGCCTGAAGTAAATGATTTTGTTGTCAATGACAACTATCAATCGCCTACTCTATTTATCGCTACAGAGCAAGACATTGAAACCGAAGTTGAGCCTATGTTTTGGTCTGCCGTGAGCGGCGTTGAATATAGGTCAATTAAGAATGGTCTATGTACTTCAGAAGAAGAGAAAAGAGTCATTCGTGCGGGTGAAATCATTGCCGAATCAAATCTTCATATTACTTCAATGCCTAATTTTACAACCAAATCAATAAATCGTAAGGTCAAAGAAATGGTTGAATGCGAAGGTATTGGGTATTGCGTATTTGATTATATGGAACAGCAAGGCGATATTAGTCAAGAATATCGAGAAGTTGTAGGTAGTGCTGGTAGGCAAGACCAAGTATTACTTTACTTATCTACTGAACTAAAGAAAATAGCTGAAGATATGAATGTTGGCATTTTAACAGGTCAGCAATTAAATGATAGCTGGAAAACGTTAAGTTTTATTGATGAAACTGCCTTGGCTGGCGGCAAATCAGTTAAAAACAAATGCGACTTTGGTTCTATCTTTCTGCCGACATCATATCTTCGCAAAGATTTAAAACAAGTTGAACCATATCTAAAACGCCGTGGTGTTGGTGAAAATCGTCAACCCGTGCCAAATATTTGTGAATTTATTTTCAAGTCACGATATGGCATTTATGGTGACAAACGTTTGAAGCTATGGTCATATTTTGACCGTGGTACATTCCAACGTACAGATTATTTTGTTACAGATGATGAGAATAATGTGTTGGATGATATTCAACCTAGCGAATTGGGGGACTTTTAATGAGAGATGATAAAAATGGCCTAAGTCATGTGTTCGTAGCTATGGGAGCTATTGCTTTTTTTATAGTAGCTGTTCCTACACTTGATGCTTTCAGTACATGGATGGCAAATTGGTTTGGCCTTAAATCAGTTAAACTAAATCATGAGGCTTCAAAATTTACAGAAGATTCCCCACAAGAAAATACTCATGCCATTGGATTTGCTATTCCTTCTGAGGAAGAAGAGGAGTATATTGAAGATGAGTAAAAGGATTTCTTGCCTTGCTGAAAGTCCATGCTATCAATGCGGTGTTGGAGACAAATGTTTGGCAAAAGTTGCAAGGTGTCAAGTATTAGGTGATATTGTTGATTATATTATGCCTAATGCCGAATTTGATTACCATGATTGTTCTATTTATAAGTCTTTGATTATGGAGGAATCCTATGACAAATAAGGGTACTGCAAAGCCCTATGTAAAATGTATTGGGGCCTCTTCAGTTGGTGTTACTCAGTCTTGTTATATTGTTCGGTTCCAAAAATTTGTTATTATGCTAGACTGCGGAATTTACCAGGAAAGTGATATTTTAACAAATTATAAAAAGAATCAAGAACTTTTAAAGAAAATCAAGCCAAAAGAAATTGATTATATTATTCTACACGAAGCTCACGCTGACCATACGTGTTTAATTCCTGCTTTGTATGCTAGAGGTTGTCAAGCCCATATTTTTGTACCGTCTGGAACGACACAGCTGCTTAAAATTTTATGGGAAGATTCTTGTAAAATTATGACACAAGATTGCCAAAAGATTAACAATAAGCATGGTTTGAAAATCACACCATTGTATGAATCAGTTGATATTGAAAACGCTTTAAATCGTTGTATTGAGATTGATATTAAAACACGATATCAATTCGCCCCAGGTCTGGCGCTGACTTACTATCCTTCTAATCATATTATTCATGCTTGCCAACTTTCTTTAGAAATGACACAAGGCTACCAAAAGAAAGTATTAAATTTTACTGGTGATATTGGTGGTAAATGGGAGCAACCTTATGTATCGCCTAGAGAAGATTTGCCTTGGGGTGATGTTGTTTTAGGTGAAAATACATATAATGCAGAAGGCCGAAACAACAAACATGGTGACAGAAAACGAGATTTAGAGAAAATTAGTACAGTGCTGAATCAAGCCCAAAGAGTCTTGATACCCGTATTTGCTCTGGGTCGTTGCCAAATTATGTTAACTATTTTATATCTGCTTTGGAAGAATGGAAAAATTCCAAAAGATATAAATGTTTGGGTTGATTCTCCCATGGCAGAAAAGATTTGTGATATTTATCCAAAAGATAATCCTTTGTGGGATTTAGTTTATAATTGGGAGAATCTTAGTTTTGTTTCTGATTATGTGGAGACTTTAAGATTACAAAATTCTAAGCGACCTATATGTGTACTTAGTTCGGCTGGTATGCTGTCTGGAGGAAAGAGTGTGTCTTGGGCAAAAGCCTTTGCGCCCGACCCAAATGCTCATATTATCTTTTGTGGTTATAGTTCAGAAAGCACGTTGGCATCTAAGATTCGGTTCGGTGACAGAATGGTATCTATTGAAGGCGAAATGGTAGAAAATAATGCAAATATTACTGAACTTGTATCTTTTTCGTCTCATGCTTCAAGAGAAGAATTGATTGATTATTATATCAATACGTTAAGATTTAATAAACTTCTACTTGTGCATGGAGATTTTGATAATAAGGTAATTTTTGCTCAAGAACTTCAAGACAAACTTGCTTCTCAAGGCAAGTCTAGTCGTGTTATTGCAGTAAATATGGATACGAAGGTGTATATTTAATGAAAAGATTATTTATTTCTCAACCTATGCGTGATAAGTCCAACGCTGAAATTCTGGCCGAGCGTAATAAGGCTATCGAAGTTGCTAGCAAGCAATTAAACGAAGAAGTAGAAGTAATTGATAGCTTCTTTAAAGATAGCCCTGCTTTAACCAATCCTTTGCTATGCCTTGCGAAGTCTCTTGAACTATTGGCGACTGCTGATATTGCTTATTTTGCAGACGGGTGGGAGCAAGCCAAAGGTTGCCGTATTGAACGTCTATGTGCAGAAGAATATAATATTCCAGTAATTATCAATTAAATTTATCTTGACAAGCCTCCTTTTTTATGGTATAGTTAATATACAGGTTAAAGGAGGCTTGTTTTATGGATAAAAAATATCTTATTCAAGTCGTTTTTACTGAAATGGGTAAAAAGAAAAAGAAAACAGGGTATTTGAATTATACCTGGTTAAAAGAAATGTATTATCTATCGTATGGATTACTCAGCTGCGGCTATACTTTTAATTTTGAAGAAGCGGCCCTTGATGAAATTATGCAAAATAAAGAATATATTATCGAAGATATAGAAAGTATCAATGATAGAAAAATCGTTTCTATGCAGATTGTTAGAGTTCAGGCCGAAATTATAGAACATCGCACTGTAGAATTATAAAGGAGGAAAATATGAATAAATTTCAGGAAGGAGAAAAAGTCAAATTTGTAGGCTACAAAAGCGTATGGAGTCCGCCCAAAGGAACTATTGGCAAAGTAATTCGTATAGACAAAGAAGATAATACTTATTTTTGTGATTTTGGTGACTTCTTTATTCCTGCAACAGCTGCAAAGATTGATAAGCTGTTCTGGTATAATGAAGATGAACTTGAAAAAGTTGAAGAAACACCAATTGATTGCTTAAAGGCTTATATGAATTTCTTTTGGGCTTATAATAGGAGTGATGTAAATTGATTGCAAAAACAATTTTATTTGTTGCTTATATCATTCTAGGAATTTTATTCGCTGAGTGGATTATTAAAGATTCACGCTTCACAAGCGATGAAAAATTGGCTACATATGCAACTATGATTTTGTTTTGGCCTCTTGGAGTATTAACAATGGCTTGCGTCGTTGGGTATGTTTTATTTACAGAAAGGTGATAACTATGAAGTTTGTACTTGGAATTTTTCTACTTATTTGCGCTCTTGCTGACGGTTATTATGGTGCTGTCAGCTATCAAGAAGGGAACCATAAATGGGCATATTTTGATTTTTGTCTTGCTGTTATTTGTGCTATTATCGGAGTAGCTGATATTATTTTTGCTGTGAGGGGGTAAGGTAGATGGTATTTTTAATTATTTGGGGTGACTAAGTGAAAAAATATAATCATTATGTTTTTAACGAAAATTGCGTTTATGTATATCCTCAAGATAGAGATGATATTTATACTATTTTGGATTATAAATGGTATGAATATTTTAAGGAACAACAGATTTATTTGTACCCTAAAAAAGATAGAAACAATGGGTACTATTGGTGTTATCGTAAGGGGAAGAAAACTACTATTCAAGTTCATTCAGTTATTTGTTGTCTGCATTGCGACCATAAAAATGGCAATAAATCCGACAACAGAGAAGAGAATTTACGACCCGCAACACCAAGCCAGAACAGAATGAACACTCCCGTGCGTAGAGGAAATAAAACTGGATATAAAGGAGTTCAATATGGATATAATGAAAATACTTATTGTGTACAGTTAAGACTTCATGGCAAATTATATTATTTTGGTGAATTTGAAAGTATACAAGAAGCGGCTAAAGTTTATGATAAAGTCGCCTTAAAATATTTTGGGGAATTCGCATGGACGAATTTTGACAAGTGTAGTTATAATGAAGAAGAAATAGAATCAATCCAACCCAAAACTATAAAAGATAAGAAATTTAACGGGCCAAATAAAAATAATAAATTAGGGTTAAAAGGGGTTAATAAATTTAAAGGAAAATATCAAGCTACTTTGTATTTAGAGAATAAAAAGAGAATTAGATTGGGAACTTTTAATACACCCGAAGAAGCAGCAAGAGCCTACGATAAGGCGGCTTTGAAAGAGTTTAATAACGAATGCTTTACAAATTTTCCAAAGGAGGAATATGTTTAATGCACTATCTCGACTACGCCTCGACTTGCCTCGTGGTTAAGTATCCTCAGCAATTGTATCGTGATGTGTTGGGTGAAGGATATTTCTTTAACCCTAACGCCAACTATGCTTACAAGGAAAAACGCTTACTATCTGAAGCAGAAAACAGGGTAAAGAAGGCTATTGGGGCTAAAGGTGGCAAGGTTGTTTTTGGTGGTACGAGTAGCCAGTTGATTGAAAATCTTGTTATGGCTATTCGTATGCGGACTGATTGGAATGAGATGTCATATCAATTTTATTTTTCACCTTATGAGCATGATTCCATTGAACATTTTAACGAAAGTGAATATTATGAATGGGATAGTTTTTATGTAGACAGCCTTAAAAGTATTGAAATGGCGATAGAAGATTGCAGTATAGATAATATTGTACCCTTTGTTTTTTGGCAAGGTGTCCAAAATATTACTGGTGAAGTTTTCCCAGTTAAGCAAATTGGAGAACTTATTCACGAATACAATGGCTTTTACATTTGTGACGGAACTTCGCAAATCGGTCATATATCTATTGAGCCTAACATTGATGAATGGTGCGATTTTTGGTGTTGTAGCGGCCACAAGGCCGGGACAGAATTAGGCATTGGTTGTTGTTGGGTATCAGACAGATTAGACAAATGGCTTAATGGTTTTAAGCTCCATGGTACACCTAATCTTGCGGGGGCTTGTGCAATGGCTGATGCGGTTACAGATGCTTGTGATAAATATAAGTTGGGTGAAAAAATTATTCATTGTGGTGAGTTACAAAATTGCTTGATTGATTATCTCGTTAGAAATAGAATTGATTTTCAACTGGTTCCTGATGATAATACCTATCCTTCTGGTCATGAATTTACTTTTGCAATCAACGCTATTCGCCTACCCGGATTTAATGCGGATGCTCTCCAACAATATCTTGCATCTAAACAAATCTATGTATCTATTGGCGGGTCTGCTTGCGCTGAAAAGCATGATTACCGAGTGCTAAACGCCTATGGCTTGAGTAATGATGAAACCAGTGAGGTTATTAGAATTAGCTTTGGCGAAGATAGTAGTGTTGAGGATGTAGAGGAATTGGTTGAAGGAATTAAGGAGTTTCAAAATGCCTATTGCTGACAATGAAGTATTAAGAGACATAGATGGGATTGCCCCTTTCTTTTTGAAGATTATGAAATAAACCAAACCAGAGATAAAATGATTGATTTAACAGACAAATTTTTTAAGGAGTTAGAAAAGTATGAGACTAATCAAATCTAACGCTATTGAACCTGAATACCCCAAGCGTCATGTTTGCGATAAATGTGGGGCAGAGCTTGAGTATGATGAGAAAGATGTTCATATTGATTGGATGGGTTGTGAGTATGTGACTTGTCCAGCTTGTGGTATAGAGACTATGGTGAATGACCAAAGGGTACACCCACCAGCTTGGAAAGTAACCTTCCATCACACAAGTACCGAGACAGGTGCGGTTGATATTGAAGATATTAAGATTAAAGAATATGTAGATAAAACCGTTAAAAGCCTATGCTCTGAGGAGTGGAAGCCCGGTGAATTCTATGTTACAGGCACAGGTAATCTTCTTGTTGTTGGGGTTAAATGGAAAGATGGCGTAGATATTTATGTAACTAAAGATTATTGGGAAGATAGTATTGCGCCTGAAGATTATGGAATGGTAAAGTGAGGTAAGGATAGTGGCCAAGGTGGACGTTAAAAAACTGAAGAAAATGCTCACTTTGAGCCACTATGATACCATCCTTCGTGAACTTGGCATCCCTATCTTTAGCAAGAGCAATACAGAGTGGCGTTGTTTTAGTGGGGATAGGCATAAAAATCCTTATGATGGCAGTCCAAGCCTTATCTTTTATCCCGATACAAAGATATTCCAAGGATATTCAGCTGGAAGAGCTTATGACGCAATTTCCCTTGTTCAAACCCGCCTAAATCTGCTTGGTCAAATTTGCTCATTCTTTGACGCTTGCAACTGGATTCTTGAGAAAACTGGCCTCGACCCAACTAAGATAGCCAAGCCTCTTACAAATAGTCATGTTTATGATTGGTCTGAGCTTGAGCGATTTGTTAGAGTAAGAAAGTATGGTAATCAGTTACCTGAATACAATCGTAATATCATTGACACTCTACCCCCATTATACCCCCAAGCATGGATAGATGAGGGTATAAGCGAAGAAACAATAGCCAAATATCAGATACGATATTATGAGCGTTGTAACCAGACTGTGATACCATGCTTTGATGATGAGGCAAGGTTGATTGGGGTTAGAGTTAGGAATTGGGATAAGGACAGGGTTGAACAGGCCAAATATATGCCGTTGATTACATTAGATGGGCAATGTTATAAGTTTAATACTAATCAGGTGTTTTATGGGATTAACTATAATAAGCTCATGATTGAACAGACTGGCGAGGTTTGGTTGGGTGAGTCAGAGAAGTTCGTTCTCAAGTTAGACGGATGGTTTGGCCCCAAGTCATGTGCGCTTGCTATGTATGGTCATCAACTTGGTATGCAACGCAGGAACCAACTAATCAAGATGGGCGTTAAACGGGTGGTATATGTGCCGGATTGTGATTTTATTGGCCAAGACGATGCTTTCTTTGAGGATTGGTGTAAGTCTGTAAGACGGCTATGCGATATGTTCAAAGGGTATTGTCAGGTTGATATAGTGTGGGATGATAGTGGTGAGTTGTTAGGGCCGAAAGAAAACGCAACCGACAGAGACAAAGAAACATGGGATAAATTATGGGAGAGTAGAGAGAGGTATTTATGAAAATGTTTTTATTAGGCTTTTTAGTCTGTTATGTTATTGCTTCTTTGTTAATTTATAATGATGCTGATGAATGGCTTGATAGATTTATCACCCCATTCTGTGCGGTTGGCATTGTTGTTTTAATTATCCCTTCTTTTATTTGGCGATTTGTGCGTCTTTGCTTCAAACCGATAAGACCGGATGTTATGGATTACTTAAAAAGCGTTTATGTTAAACGTCTAATTGGTAATATTTATTTTTGCCATGATAAAAAAGCTAAGCATTGGTTCAATAAAATTTTCTTGTTTAGATATAAAAATTAAAATTAACCCTTGACAACTCTTTTTGTTTATGGTATTGTATAAGTACCAAATGAAAGGAGTTGCTTTTATGTCTGATATGTCTGATAAGTTTGTTAAAGAGTATAATTTTGGCAATATCAACGAGTTTTATGAAGGGCTTGAATCCAGCCTTAATTCCAAGATTACTAAATTCCGTGTTTGGCGTGATTATTATATAGAAATTCAACGTCAAAAAGAGTGTAATGAAATTTGTACTGCTTATAACACTCGTGCTGGGAATTATTACACTTGTGACAAAGTAACTGATAATATTTTTGTCGTCACAAGACATTTCAATGGTCGTCAAAAAGAGTATTATCTCCCCTGTATTAAGAAAGATGGCATTGTCACTCGTTATAATGTTGTTTTCGATACTTTTGACCAAGCTGTAATCGCCGCTTATAGTTATCTCTATACTGGTAATGAAGATGCTGGACACTGGGCTTGTAAGTTAATGGATATCAAATAAACAACCCTTGACAAAAGCCTTTTGGTGTGGTATTATCATTACATCAAAAGGCTTTGCCTATTATGTGGAGGAATAAAAATGGAGACCAAAGAATTTCGTTCTTTGCCTGACTTTACTGTTATCATAAGAGTAGCTTATAATACTAAAGAAAATAAACTCAGCATCACACGTTATCCTTTTTCTGCTTGCAAAAATTGGGGACATTTCTATCGCACCGCTGTAAACAGGTATGAAAATCATTATGTGTGCTATGCTTATGGCGGGAACCCCACTATTTATTGTACTGAAGACAGATTTGAAATTGCCATGAAAAATTTTAGAGATTTTCTTATTAAAAGCCAAAAGAAGGTTGTTGACGAAGCTAAAAACATTCTTTATGATATTGAAAATTCTTTTAATGATTATAAGGAGGACTAACTATGTACGAACAGTATACTGATAAGCAGATTGTTGAGATGCTTGTGCCTAAACTGATGAAGGCTGTCCCTGAAGTTAGTTGGGACGCTATCAAAGCTAATCCAGATTTTCATAGCGCAACAAATAAAATGATTGCCACTATCTACCGTTCAGCCTACATCCGTGGTCAGCTTGGTCGAAGTTTTATTATTGGCGAGAAGAAAAACAAAGAACCTGTAAACACTTTCAAAGTGGGTGATAAAGTAAAATTCAAAGTAAAATTACTTGGTCTGAACATTGAGGATGTTGCGGCTTTGAGCAACAGACATTTCTATCCTCCTGTGAATACAGTTGGTAAAGTAGCAGAATTAGGCCCTGATTATTGTTTTGTCCAATGGCCCGAAGGCACTACTGCTGATAATGGCGTATGGGCTTGTAAGAACATTTATCTTGAAAAAGTAACTGAACATTGGGTTCCTGTAAATGGCAATAATATCCAGAAGGGTGACTCTGTGCGTTATATTGGTAAGCATGGACACAAAAATAATCCTGAGTATTATCCTGCTAAAGATGTAGTCGGCAAAGTAATCAAAGTCTATTCTAACTGGACTTGTTACATTCAATGGCCTAAAGGGACTACCAGTCAGGGCGATAGGTGGCGTGCCGCTTGGGACAATCTTGAGGTGCTTGTATGCGAGTAAAACCCTTACTATCTAAAATCAGCCCCTCTACGTTTATTGAGGATTATCTACAAGCTCATGGTATCGAGCAAACCGCTCTATATCTAAATCCAGAAGAAGAGTGTTTAGATAATCCACGGTTTTATCCTAACATGGACAAAGGGGCTGAATTGCTGAAGCAAGCGGTTGATGATGATTGGAAGATTGGCCTACTGGTTGATGTTGACGTTGATGGCAACTGTTCAGCAACGTTAATTCGTCAATTCTTAAATAAGCAATACAACACCGACCCAATCATTTATATTCGTAAGGGGAAAGCCCATGGTTTAAGAGCGAATACGGACGAAGATATTGTGCAACAAATTGTCGCAGATAAGATTCAACTGTTGATTGTGCCTGATGCAGGAATGAATGATAAGTCAGAGGCCAAAGATTTACTAAATAATGGCTGTAGAGTCCTTTGCCTAGACCATCACGAACAATCGGTTAACAATCCTTATGCTGTAATTATCAATCATCATTTGTTGGATGAGTGGAAAGGATTAGAAACAGGGAATATTTATCATTGGTTTGATAAAGCGAAAGCGGAAGAACCACTTGAAAACTTAAATCCATTAAATTACAACTTGTCAGGCACAGGCGTAACAGCTAAGTTTATCGAGTATTATTGTCAAAAGTATGGTTTGTTTATTCCTTATATGGATGACCTAGTTGCAATGTCTATTATTTCCGATAGCTGTGACCTAACGGCCTTAGAAAACAGATATTATATTCACAATGGTCTACACAATGTTCAGAATTCCTTAATCCAAGCTATGTTGCCTTCAGCAATTAAGCGTTATGGCTTAACGCCCACTGGTTATAGTTGGGCCATGATTCCTTTAATCAATGCGGTGTGCCGTGAAGAAGAAACGGACAACAAACATAAAATTTTTGACGCTTTTAGCGGACATGGCGATATTGAAGAAGCGTTAAAAATTTGTCGTTCTGCTCATCGTAAGCAAAGTAAAACTATAAAACAAGTAGTTGAAGAAATCGAACCTAGTCTTGATACAAAACATAAGGTGATTATTGGGTTTGCCGATAAGAGACTTTCTAATCAAGTCGGTTTGATTGCTAATAAATTCCAAAGTAAATATCATAAGCCTGTTATCCTGCTTCGTGAAGCTGATTCTACAACATGGTCAGGCAGTCTTAGAAGTCCAGTTAGCCTAAGAGAAGAAATCAATAATTCTAATCTTGCTAACGCACTAGGCCATTCAATGGCGTGCGGCGTTTTAGTTCACAAGTCTAATCTAAACAAACTAATCAATTATCTTGATAATCTTGATATTCCGACTACTCCTGAGATTGAAGTAGCCGGATATATTACCCCTAAACAAATCAATAATAAGCTCTGTAAAGCTTGCGAGGATAATGCTGAATTGTGGGGGCATGGTGTTCCAGAACCCACCTTTTACATCAACACCGAGATTGATGAAACCAACGTACAGGTCTTTGAAAAGCATACTACAACAGTAAAAATTACAGTAAATGGTGTTGATTTTCTGTTGTTTATGGCCACCCCCGAACAAGTAGATAGGTTGACACAAAAGGGCAAAAAAAGCCTGTTTTTGATTGTAACTTTGTCTACAAATGAATGGAATGGCGTGGTTAAACCTCAAGGCAAAATTAAGCAGTTTGAGATTGGTAAATTCGAGGATAAAGATGAAAGTTGGGAGGATGATTTTTAAGTGACGTTGAATGAACTTTATAAACAGGCTGATTACAAAGATAAAGCTGGTATGATGTTTAATACTGATTGTCTTGATATTATGGCTAAGATGAATGATGGTGCTGTTGATTTTACCCTTACTGATATTCCTTATGATGCTGTAAATCGAGATAGTAATGGTCTAAGAAATCTCAACAAAGGTAATGCTGATATTATTACCTTCAACCTTGATGAGTTTCTTAAACAGGTATTAAGAGTTACTTCCAATTCTATTTGCATCTTCTGTGGTAAAGAGCAATTCAGTCAAATCTATAAATTTTTTGCCGATATCGGCAAAGGTACAGTACGTCCTATTATTTGGGAAAAGACAAATCCAAGCCCCATGAACGGTCAATATATTTATTTGAGCGGCGTTGAAATGTGTGTATGGTATAAAAAGCAAGGTGCTAAAACATTTAATGCTCATTGTAAGAATACTGTGTTTCATTATCCGAATGGTCGGAGTAAGTTACATCCTACCGAGAAGAATCATGCTTTGCTTGAAGATTTGATTAAAGATAATACAAACGAAGGTCAAACTGTATTTGACCCTTGTTGTGGTAGCGGTAGCCACTGTTTTGTGGCAAAGAATCTTGGTCGTAAATATATCGGCATTGAACTGGACAAGGATTACTTTGACGTGGCTGTTAAAAGGATGGGAGGATGATTGTTGATGATGTATATACATGACAACATAGTAGAATTTGAAATTACCCCTGACCAAATTAAGGGTGGCGGTAAAAAATCTTCTATTGTTGACCCCAAAACAATAGAATTTGCTAATAAAACCAAACATTGTACACACGAACCCAAGATGTATAGCTGCGAATGTGATACTGGTCTTTTTGGAGACCGAATTTTATATTTCTGCGTGTGCAAAAAATGTGGTATTGGAACAAAAGGATATCACAACCCTATTGAAGCGGTTAGAGGATGGGATAAAGATGACGTTTATATACCTAACCGAGTTCCAGATTATAAAGACTCAAAATTAGTGTATGGATAATTTTTAGAGAGTGATGTCGCTGCTGAAGGGATAGGAGGATGATTTTTGATGGAATTCGAAATTCCTGTTGATTATGATGCAGAAATCACACTTGAATGTTATCCGCAGATTAAAAATTATTCCCCTACAACTAAACCCGATTCACGGCCAATTCGGCGCTTTGGGAAAGAAATTGGTAGAGAGCCGTATAACAAATTATTTGTAGAAATTAACACTCTTGAAGAACTTGTTAATTTTATGACTGAGTTAAATCAAAAAATTATCTTGCGGCGTGAAGATGAAGAAGATATGAGTTTCGGCCATTTGTGTTTGGAAATTTACGACGATTGGAGAGAATAAACGATGAAATACGAATTTCATGTGGGCGATTATGTCGAGACTAAAAATGGAGCCAAAGGTTATATTATCAGAGTCGAAGGCCCGTGGTGGAGATGTACAGAGGGGAAAAACAAATATTGCAAAGATTTTGATTATATCGTTGCTAGTATAGAAGAAGATATTATAGTAAAATTTTATAGCCGCATCGGTCAGTATGATTTTACTAAGAAGGATAAGATTGAACCTTTGAAGAAATCTTGGACACTAACAAATGATGTTGACGGTAAGGGTGAGTATTACTTTGATTCTCGTGAGGTTATTAAAAAAATCAACGAACTTGTCGAGGCCGTAAATCGGTTGGAGGGGAAAGTCAATGGAATGGTATAAAGTTGAGGATTATCCGGTTGGGTCAGATGAGTATGTGTTGGTGTCTAAAATTATTTGCGATGTAAGAAAAGATACTGGATGCTTTGTCGCAATGTTTAAAAATGGCCGCTGGCAAGATGGTTGTGAATATTTTAGGTACGCCGAATCTACAGACCGCTGGTGTCATATTGATTTGCCGGAGGATTGAGTATGACTTACTTAGAATTTCTTGAAAAAGTAGTAGATGAGCTTTCTGAAATTGTAAAAGGCACAGTTAAATTAGAGGTTCCTGTAAATTCTTTTGAACAACCTGATTTAGAAGCCGCATATATCAAAGTCACGTTTAACAAAGCGAATTTTTCTGTGTGTTTTAAGTGTGGCATTGGCAGTGAAGCCTATGTTTATTATCGCCATCTTTGTAATTATGGGGGCACAGAATCTTATATTGGTTACTGTGTGGAATGGTTACGAAATTGCTTAAAATATCAAATTTTGAAACTTTTTGTTGGAGAGGATTAAAATAAAAAGACTTAAATATCATCCACGAACAGGTGAAAATCGTGGTAAAAACAGAATCAAAGAAGAATGGTTAAAAGAACACTTCGGCAAACAATATAAATTGGTTTGGAACGGGCATAGCCATTTTGCTTTAGACGAAAATACTGGCGAATTTTTCTATATCTTCAAAACACTAAAGCAGTTGTACCCGGTGAATGAGTTTTGGCGATATAGTACTAGACCAAGAATATCTAATTAAAAATTGAATGTGGTATTGACAACTCCTTTTGCTTGTATTATAATGTAGATAATCAAGAAAGGAGTTGTTTTTATGAAACAGCACAACGCTAAAGTTTTAACGCAATATTGGCGCAAGACTGTCTTTGGAGAAAAAGTATATGTTATTAAAGTCCATACATATACCAAGCAGCAAGCAAAACAGATTAAAGAAGATTTAAGTAAATTGTATAATTGCGTTGTTGAAGTAGATAATTCGCTCTATATTTATTTTGATAAAAACACAGGCCACGAATATACAGCTGACGGATTGCTTAGTACATTTTCTGTTTTTCTGGCACGAAAAAAGAAACAAACACTTGGATAAAAACAGTTAAAATATTGCCTTGACAATTCTATTAATTTCCAGGAGAAATAATTATGCCCAAGTATAAAATTGTTAATAAGTTATACCCCACCATTGATGAATTCCAATGCCCGAATTATAAATGCAAAGACTGCAAACATTTCAAGTTTGTGTTTTCTGAAAATCCTCATGGATGCACACATAGATTTGACCATGCTATAATGGAATATGCCCACCCTTGGTTTGTTAATGTACCGGAAGAACGTGGGTATCCTTGTTCTGATTTTGAACCTGACGGTTCTTATCCGGCAGCGCTTCCATATTGGCATGGCTTCGAGCATTGGAGAGCCTGGAAAATTAAACAACACCGTGAAGACGACCCAAGACCTCAAGAGTTGATTGACAGATTGAGCGAAGGCTATATTCCTCATATCTCTTTTGAACTCAAAGATGAAGAAGCTAGATATAGAGTGAATCTTGAAGATTATATTTTTGGCACAATGTTTGAAGGTAGTAAGTTGAAGGCGTATGAGAGAATTTGTTATAAAAGAACTCAGAAGGGGTTGGGGTATAAACTGGTAAGAGAAAAGATTGACGGCGTAGATTTGGAAAAATTGAAAAATTCTTGACAACCATAATTAAATATGTTACAATTAAACCGTGGAGAAATCTACGGTTTAATTTTTAGGAGGGGTTGGATGTACCAGCTTTATAATGGCGATTATTGTGAGATATTAAAAGAATTAGAAGATAATTCTATTGATATTGTAATGGCTGATATTCCTTATGGTATTTCATATTCAGAATGGGACACTTTACATAATAATACAAATTCAGCATTAGGTGGTAGTACAGAACACCAAGTTAGAGATACATCATTTAAGCGTAGGGGTAAACCTTTAAATGGTTGGAGTAAACAAGATAGGTTAATTCCTTATGAGTATGAAACTTGGTGTAAAAAATGGGCTGTTGAGTTGTTGAGAGTTACAAAAGAAGGTAGTCCTATTTTAATATTTAGTTCTCGCAGATTTCAACATAGAGTTTGTAATGCTTTAGAAGACTCAGGTTTTATAATTAGAGATATTTTAATTTGGGAAAAGAACCGTTGTAATGCAAAGGCTCAAAGAATAGATAAAGTTTTAAATAAGCGTGGTATATATGATGATAAGTATGCAAATTATCGTATAGGTAATTTAGCACCTATGTATGAACCTATAATTTTTGCAATGAAACCGTATAAAAAGACTTTAACAGATTGTGTTATAGAGAATGATATAGGTGGTTTTGTAGGGTTAGATGGTTCTATTCCTTCTAATATAATATCTATACCTATAAATAAGCAGAATGTATATCATGAAACAGAGAAGCCCGTAGCGTTAATTGAGTATTTAATAAAATTATTTTCTATAAATGAAAATCATGTTATTTTGGATTTTACTATGGGTTCAGGTACAACAGGAGTAGCTTGTAGAAATTTGAATAGAAACTTTATCGGTATTGAATTAGACGAAGGATATTTTAAAATTGCAGAGGAAAGGCTGATGGGGATTGAGTAAATTTCAAGATTTAACAGGTCAGCGTTTTGGTCGGCTTGTTGTTATAGAAAGAGCAGAAGATTATATTTTCCCAAGCGGTCAAAAACAAGCACAATGGTTGTGTGAATGTTCTTGTGAGAATCATAATAAAATTATCACCACTTCAGCAAGATTAAAATCTGGTAATACTAAATCTTGCGGCTGTTTAAAATCAGAAGCAGTAAAAGAAAATAACAAGCTAAAAAACAAACAAAATGAATATAATTTAACCGGTAAATTTGGAATAGGCTATACTTCTAACGGAACAGAATTTTATTTTGATTTAGAAGATTATGATAAAATTAAAGATTATAGCTGGCATACAAATAAAGGATATATAAGAGCTACAAAATACCATGAAGATGGAAGCTACACTATTGTTAGTATGCACAATTTATTATGTCCTCATAAAGAATGTGAAGAGGTTGACCATTTAAATAGAAAGAAAAACGACAATAGAAAAAGTAATTTAAAGCCAAAATCTCACTTAGAGAATATGATAAACGTTGGTTTAAAAAAGAACTCAACTTCTGGAATTATAGGAGTAAATTGGCGAAGTGATAATCTAATTTGGAGAGCTGTAATTCGTTATAATGGTAAAAAATATAATTTGGGTTGCTTTGCTGATAAAAATGATGCCATAAAAGCAAGACTGAGCAAGGAAAAAGAATTATTCGGAAGTGAAGCACCGCAAAGACATTTGTTTAAGGAGTTTGGTATTTAATGATTGATACATACACTTCACTTCATGTTCACTCTGAATATTCTTCTGCATTGCTTGGTTTTACCGACTCCATTATTCATATTAAAGATGCTCTAAGTTGGTGTTATAAACACGGGTTAAGAGGCATGAGTTTAAGCGACCATGAGGGATGTTCTGGATTTGTCGAGATGGAACAGGCCGTCAATGAAATGAGCCTTGAGCGGCCTTTTCAACATATCTTTGCGAACGAAATTTATTTGCTATCAGAACAAGAAAATGAACTAAAGGATGACCCAAACAAACGACCGCACTATTGGCACTTCTTGCTTAATTGCCTTGATGAAGAAGGTGTACATATGTTATATGAGCTTTCTTCGAGGGCGTGGTTAAGAAGTTATGTTTATCGTGGCCTAAGACGCAGGCCTACATTTTATAGCGATATAGAAGAAATCATCGGAAAGAATCAAGGGCACATTGTTGGTTCGTCTGCTTGCCTTGGCGGCTATTTGCCTTATCTTATTCTTAACGGCGACATACAAAAAGCCAAAGAATTTATTGGCTGGGGTGTTAAGACTTTTGGCGAAGGTAATTTCTTTCTTGAATGTCAGCCTTGCCTTGAAAACAACGATGGACAAATAACTGTAAACAAAGTGTTGTGGCAGTTGCACGAAGAATTAAATATACCAATTATTGTAACCACGGACGCTCATTATCTTGAAGCTAAAGACAGGCTGATTCATAAAGCTTACCTTGCAAGCAAAGACGGAGGCGATACGAGAGAAGCTGATTCTTTTTATATGACGGCGCATTTGTTTTCGCCTTCTGAATTAAGAGACGTATTGTATGTTTGTTTCAACGATAGCCAGATTGACGTAATGTTCCAGACAACAAATGAAATTGCTGACAGAGTACAACCGTTTAGCCTTAAAAAGACCACACAAGTCCCTGCATTGCCTTCTTTACCTGAGTTCAAAATTGTTCACAAATATAAAAGTTATTACCCTAAATATGAATTTATCAATTATTTTGCTAATTCTAAAGACCCTTATGAACAATACTATTATTATCAGGTTGAAAAAGGGTTAATCAAATATGAAGCTACGCATGACATTGACTTAAATAAATACCTATGCCAAATCAATACCGAAATGGAACAAGTTAAGGGGCTTGGCGATATTTTCGACCACCAACGTATGTGTGATTATTTTACAGTCGTTCAAAAGGTTATTGATTTAATCTGGTCTAAGGGTGACAGTCTTGTAGGTATTGGCCGTGGTTCGGCTGGTTGCTATGTTACTAATTTTCTGTTGGGCATCACAGGCATTGACCCACAAAGAGAAGAATTGACTGAGTTTTATCCTTGGTGGCGTTTTTGTTCTACGGCACGGTCTGATAGTATTTTTGATATTGATATTGATATAGAGAGCTTTCAGAAAGAAAAAATTATTCAAGCCATTAAAGATTATTTTGGCGAGCGCCGTGTATGCCAAGTTGTAACATGGGGAAAATTATCAGCCAGAACAGCTATTGAACGTGCTTGCCGTGGTATGGGCATTTCAATGGACGTAGCCGGGTATTTACGCTCTTTAGTTCCTGTCAAGCGTGGCGCTATTTATTCTTTAAATGACTGTTTGTATGGCAACGAAAAGAAAGGCCGTTCTAAAGTCCCCGGTTTTGCCAATGAGCTAAATAAATATCCGGGTTTGCTTGATACGGCTTTGGCTTTTGAGGGCTTGATTATTTCGTCTGGTGTTCATGCGGGAGCTTTGGATGTGCTTAAAAGCGATTTTGTTGATACAGGGCCGATGATGATATCAAATAATGGGGCAGTAATTTGTCAATATGACCTCCACCACGGAGAATATTGCGGCCAGCTCAAGCTGGATTTATTATCTATTGACGCTTTGTGCTGCATCCGTAGTTGTCTTAACCTATTATTAGACAATAAAAAGATTGAATGGCAAGGTTCATTAAGAAAAACTTATAACCATTATTTGCGCTATGATGTACTTGAACAAGACGATAAAAAGATGTGGGGTTTATTACCTACGATGGTTAATGCCTTCCAGTATGATACCAGAGCGGGAAAAGAAGCTTTGAGAAAGATAGGCGCACAGAGCCTCACTGAGCTTACTCTTGCAAACGGGCTTATGCGGCTTGCCGTATCTGAAGGCGAACAGCCTATGGATAAATATGTTCGTTACCGCAAGGATATCAATGAATGGTATAAGGATATGACGGATTATGGTATTCCTGAAAATGAACAGGATATACTAAAAGAATTATTAAAATCCTATAGCGGGCTTATGATTGCACAGGCCACTACAATGTCTGTGCTTATGGACAAACGAGTATGTAGGTTTACGCTGAAAGAGGCGGACAAAGCAAGGAAGGCAATAAGTAAGAAAAATGCCGAAGCATTAAAAGAAACAGAAGAACGTTTATACCGTAAGGGTGCGGAGTGCGGTCGTAGCAAGACTTTTCTTGATTATTTGTGGAATGTACAAATAGAAATGTCCAAATCTTACGCCTTCGACTTTAGCCATTCGCATGAATATTCTACCGAGTGTTTACAAGAACTCAATCTATACTATAAGTTCCCAAAAGTCTACTGGAACACCGCTGTAATTACAACCCAAGCACAGATTGAAGATGAACGTGAAGGTAGCGCTGTAGCCATTAACTATGGTAAGATAGCACAGTCCATTTACAAAGCTAAAAGTAATGGTATTATTGTTAAAGCTCCCTCCATCAACAGCTCAGGTCTGGCCTTTACGCCAAGAGAAAAAGATGGGTCTATTCTATTCGGTCTCGGTGCTATCTCAGGCATCAACAATGATGTGACAAGTCAAATCCTCTCCAACCGCCCATACATATCCTTTACTGACTTTTACAACAAAAACGCCTACAAAGGCTCACTTATTACTAAATCCAAGTTCATCCAACTAATCAAGGCCGGATGTTTTGATGAGTTTGAACCTGATAGACGTGTTGTGATGAGACAATATTTTATCCTATCCACGCCTAACGTCATGTCTCTTGCTATGAACAACATAGGCCAAATCAAGGCAGCAAAAGTGCCTATTCCTAAATCTATTATCGGCCCATACAACTTTAGAAAGTATGTATGTAATAAGCAATTTAAGTATGGAAACCACCCTAAATTTAAATCTAAGACTTTATACTGGTTAGACCAAAAAGCCTTAAATTACTTTGAAAATCATTGTAAAAGTTCTATGGTCGAGGGCGTAGATTATTGGTTTGAAGATGACAGGTGGGTTGTTGTAGATAAAAGCCTTGAAAAGTTGCTTACACCATCTATTGAAACGCTAAAAGCCTATATCAATACGCCTGAGTTCTTGGATAAGTTTAACAAGGCCAGAGCCAAACGAAGCATGATTGAAAGTGTGGATGGGTTGGATGTGAATAGGTGGGCGTTTTCTTCTATTAGTTTCTATCCAAACGAGCATGAATTAGCCCATATTGATAGAGAACGCTATAATATTAGCCTGTTTAATGAATTACCAGAAGAGCCTAAGTTTATTACGAAGTCCTATGGCAAACGAGAATGGAAACAATTTGCTTTGGCTCAAATCGCTTGTGTGGTAATCGACAAAAATGACAACCACCATATGTTAACTGTGCTTGACATGGGCAATAATGTCATTCAGTGCAAATTCAACGCCGAGGTTTATAGTTTTTACAAAGCCCAACTGTCTGAAACCGATGGCAGTGGTAATAAAATAGTCATGGATAAGCCTTGGTTTAGGCGTGGGCAGACGCTAATCCTAACTGGTGTAAGAATGGGTGTTGATGACTTTAGAGTAAAATGTTATCGCAATTCTATTTACAAACATAAAGTTTTGCGGATTGATTCTATCAACAATGCAACAGGTGAGATTAAAATTACAACTTACCGTTATAATGAGGAGGAAGAATAATGGCACACATTGTTACGCTAAATAATGGTAAAAAAATTACTATGTCTGTTGCTACGGATGAAAGTCTATGGTCTGATTTATCTTACTATATTCGTAAAGAAATGGGCGAAGAATTTTATAGCTATTTAATTTCGTATACGGAGTCTTTTATGGAAAAGGAGTCGGGTAAAGAATGAAAGAAGGATGGATTTGTCCTCGATGTGGTAAAGTCAACGCACCGTTTGTAGAACAATGCACTTGTAACAATACCGACTATTATTATCATTCAAAGGGATTGTGTGACCATGTATGGGGTTTACAATCTTTGATTCCCGATACAGAGGGTCGATATTGTTACCGTTGCTGTAAATGCGGTAAAACAATCTATTCTGTAAAGAATCCTAATTTCAATGAAACTTTCTAAATAACCCCCTTGACAGACCTTCTTGTTCATGGTATACTTAAACCATCAAACAAGGAGGTTTGTTTTATGTATAAGATTTGTAAATACGGCAAGGTAAATGAATATGTGGTCTCTGTAAACACTAAAAATGGTGTTACTACTGTTGTTCATTGTCCAGCTTTTAAAGATGGCACCAGTTTTGAAAATCACAAAGCTGTTTGTCTTTGTGAAGAGCTGAATGAAATTTATAGCAATTATGGCGTTGTGTTTGGAGGATGTGAATAAAATGAAGATGCAACTGTTGCCTTTTAATAAAGCGTATGAAGCCGCTAAGACATTTGAGCCTAATGTATGCGAAGAGCGTAGTATTTATGGTCTTTCTGATGATACTATTCCCTGGGGTGAAATGATTGATGTCGATTTTAACACCAAAAACGATACTTATACATTCGACAATTTCTTCATTCCCAAGTATTGCTTTGAAGAAAATTCTGAAGAAATTATGAAAAATATTCTGCATTATGGTGATTTCCTTAAAATTGATTTTCATTACGAACTTGACGTGACTAAAATTCGCCCTGTTATCGTTCGATTGATTTCTTATAAAGGCGATATTTTTTATTATAAAATGTTTGACGATACTGGAGAAGTTATAGAGTGTGAAAAAGTAGGTAAAACCGATGAGTCTTAAAGTAAAACTTATTCCTATCAGGGAGATTTTCTTTAATCCGTCTAACGGCTTTAGAGTTCTAGGGTGTGAGCCTGTTAGCAGTGATGAGGTTGTTTTAAACAAATATGGCAACTTTACCTTATCCGGTTCTAACTTGTCTACTTTTAATATCGGAGAAGAGTATAAATTAGAAATTCGAGAAGATAAACGTAGCAAGTATGCTGGTAGTTATATTCTAATTGGATTTTCTGATATTAACATAAATGAGAACGGTATCACAATTAAACCTGAACAAGAACTGACTATTCTAAGTCATATTTGTGAAGGTGAACAACCCAATTATATTCATGATGCTTATCCCAATTTTGTTCAACTTGTCCTCGATGGTAAAGAAGAAGAAATTGATTATAAACAAATCTATAATGTAGGCCCAGTTAGATTTGAAGAGTATGTAAATAAAATCAAAGGCTACTTTAACACGATTCAATTTTTACCTATTACTTCTAATTGGGGCATTGATAAAGATACCGATATTGACAAGTTGATTAAAACTTTTGCTACATCAGCAGAGCTAAATCAAGCTCTTGAGTCCAGCCCTTATCATATCTTTTTTGATTTGCTTAACTATTCTTTTGATAAATCTGATAGATATGTCTTAGACAAGCGGCCTGATTTGATTGATTCTAAGGAACGTTGCGAGTTTGCTTGTTTGGCTATTCTGCAAGAAAATGAGAACGAGGGTGACACAAGAATCTACACAGACTTGTTTGAGGAATTAGCCGAAGAAAAAGTGCCTGAGTGTGCTAAGTATGTAAAGGATGCTGTGCGTAATAGTGAAAGAATCTATTATGATGCAGAGCAAGAATATTCCAGCAACAAGGCCACCTATGAGGCCGAAGTCAACATTGCTGAGAACATCAAAGAACGGCTAAAAGCTCCAAATTTCTTTGAGGATAAAACTCTTCCTGATTTTGAACAATATCGAAATATTGATGGCTTTAATTGTACCGATGAGCAAATGCAAATTTTACACGAAGTGTGGGATAAAAATATTGCTATGCTTACCGGAGGGGCTGGGACGGGAAAAACTAGCTCTATGAAATCTGTTATTAAGATATTTGATGATAACCACATTGATTACCTTTTGTTGGCTCCAACTGGAATCGCCATGAAGAGGCTTAAAGAATCTACAGGCCGTTCAGCCTATACCATCCATATGGCTTTAGCTTGTGGAATCACCAAAGATTTTCAAGGCGTCCTTGTGATTGAAGAAAGTTCGATGGTGAGCGTTCATTTGCTTTCTATGCTTTTAACTGAAGTAGACAAAAAATGTAAAATTTTGTTTATTTGTGACCCGGCACAACTTGCTTCTATTTCTTGCGGCAACGTAGTACAAGATATTATTGATTCTGGTGTTGTTTCCATTAGTCAACTCACAAAAGTATTCCGTTATGGTACTTCTGGTCTTGCTACAATCGCCACAGACACACGAAATGGTGAACTAGGCCCAAGACAAAATAGCACGTTTTCAGATTATCAGTTTGTCCCTATCAACGACAAGCCTATCAAACAAATTCTTGATTCCTATCAAACGCTCCTTGACAAATATAATAAAGATGATATAATGATATTGTCCCCGTTCAACAAAGGCCCTGTTGGCACAGTAGCAATTAACAAAGCTATTCAATTCAGATACAATCCTAATCCTGACACCAAAGCCATTCGCAAATCTTCGTCTGGTGAAGAAATCATGTTTAAAATTGGAGACAAAGTTATCAATACTCATAACGAGTATAATATGCCTTGTTTCCTTACGGATGACGATGGTAGTTTGGTTGAAAGCACAGATAGAACAATTTCTGTAATGAATGGTGATATCGGTTATGTAAGATATATCAAAGAAACCGATAGAGGGATTATTATGGCGGTTGAATTCGACACTGGTATGGCGCAGGTGTATGGGCCTTATATGAATAACTTGTTACTTGGTTATTCTATCTCCACGCATAAGAGCCAAGGTTCGGAAAGTAAAGCGGTAATTGTTATCACCAGCCCTATGCACAAAAGACTTTTATCATCCAATCTTCTCTATGTGGCTGATAGCCGCGCAAAAGAGCAGTTGATTGAAATTGGTGATGTTGAGACAATTAAAGAGGGCCTTAAACGGCATGAAAATAAGGAGCGGAATACTTGGCTCTGCGAACTATTAAAGGAGGAGTAAAATTTGGGATATAAACTGCTTGAATCAGGATTGTATATTGTGCGATTTCATAACAATACAAATGCAGAAAGCGTTGTTCGTATCATTGATAATCTTAATTTGTATGGCGAAAAATATAGAATTAAGTTTATTCCAGAGCAAACAGCATTGTATCAAATCGTAAGGAGCGAAGAATAGTATGGTTGTTCGTATGTGTGACGTTTGTCAAAATAAAATCCCCGATAGGCAAGTAGCATATCAACTAAGTTTATATAACCCAAATACAGTTAGAATACAATTTAATCCTGGTAGATATGATATCACCTATTCAGAAGTATGCGAACATTGTGCGCAACAAATCCATGACTATCTACGTGAGTTGGGGAAGAAGGAGGTGAAATAAGCATGAAACGTTTTTGTGTAAAAGAGACTGTCAATCACTATCATATGGTAGAGATTGATGACGAACTAAGCATTGATGATATTGTGTCGCTTGCAAGACCACATCTAAAAGATAATACTGGCTTTGGAGCAATCAATCAAATTTTGTCAGGTATTGAACATAAGTATGGTTTTAATTATTCTATCAAGCCTAATTATTGTGGCACTACAGCAGAAGCCCTTGAAGTAATGGGGTGTGATGACGATACCCCCGAACTTGATTAAAGTTCATAAAATGTTTACAATTTATTTATATAATTGTAACATTTTTATGATATAATTTTTATCCCATCTGAGAAGGTGGGATAATTTTTAAAGGAGTGATGTTATGCGTGTAACAAAACGTGATGGCAGACAAGTCGATTTTGATAAAAGCAAAATCTTCAACGCTGTCTTTAAGGCGTTTAGTCAACTAAACAAACCAGCTATTGAATCAACTCAAATTGCTGGACAGATTGCAGAAGAAATTGAGTCTGAATACAAAGATGGTGGAAGTGTAGAAGATATACAGGATATGGTAGAGAATAAGCTTATGGGGACATATTATAAGGATGTTGCCAAGGCTTATATTACATATCGGTATCAAAAGAATCAAGATAGAGTTCTACAAGGCAATCTTGAAGCAAGATATGAACGGCTTCAAAAATTAATCACTGGTAAAGACGAAGAAAGTAATAAAGAAAATTCTAATAAAGACACTCGCATCATCCCTACTATGCGTGATTATATTGCTGGGTTTACTTGCCGCGAATTAGCTACAAAGGTTGTTTTGCCTCCTGATATTGCCAAAGCACACGAAGAAGGCATTATCCACTACCATGATACTGACTACAGTCCTGTTATGCCAATGACAAACTGCTGTTTAATTAACCTTGAAGATATGCTACAAAACGGTACTGTGATTAGTGGTGTTAAGATTAACAAGCCTCATTCTTTTAGAACGGCTTGCACTATTACTACACAAATTATTACTCAAGTAGCAAGTTCTCAATATGGGGGCAATACCATTACACTGTCCCATCTTGCCCCATTTGTTGATATCAGCCGTCAGAGTCTAAAGAAAAAACATCCTGAACTAACCAACGAGCAGGTTGAACAATTTATCAAAGAAGAAATCAAAGACGGCGTGCAGACTATCCAGTATCAGCTTATTACTATGAGCACTACCAATGGCCAAGCCCCCTTTACTTCCGTATTCATGTGGATTAACGAAGTCGAGAATGCACAAACCAAGCATGACTTGGCCTTGATTATTGAGGAAGTGCTTAGACAGCGTATTGCTGGTGTGCCTAATGAACAAGACGCACCTATTACGGTCGCTTTCCCAAAGTTGTTGTATTGTCTTGATGATAATAATATCAAAGAGGGCACTGAATATTGGTATTTAACCGAGCTTGCTGCTGAATGTAGCGCCAAACGCCTTGTACCTGACTATATTTCCGCTAAAAAAATGAGAGAATTAAAGGGTGATATATATCCTTGCATGGGTTGCAGAAGTTTCCTAACACCCGACTCAATTAACCACAAATATTACTCCCGTTTTAACCAAGGCGTGGTAACATTAAACCTTGTGGACGTAGCACTAAGCTCTAATAAAGATATGGAAGATTTTTGGCGAATTCTTGACAAACGTCTAAATCTTTGCTATCATGCTCTTATGACCCGTCATAATAGCCTAAAAGGCACACTATCCGATGTAGCCCCTATCTTATGGCAACACGGGGCTTATGCTCGTCTAAAGCCCGGAGAAAAGATTGATAAGTTGCTATTTAACAACTATTCTACTATTTCTCTTGGTTACGCTGGTCTTTATGAGTGCATCCATTATATGACAGGCGGCAGTCAACTTGATGAAGAGGGTAAAGCTTTTGGTCTATCTGTAATGAAACGCCTAAACAACGCTTGTAACAAGTGGCGTGAACTTACTAATATTTCCTTCTCGTTGTACGGTAGTCCAATCGAGTCTACTACTTATAAATTCGCCAAATGTTTAAAAAAGAGATTTGGCGTAGTTCCGGGTATTACTGATAAAGATTATGTAACCAATAGTTATCACATTACACCCGCTCAAAAGATTGATGCTTTTAGCAAATTAAAGATTGAAGGCGAATTTCAAGAGTTTAGTCCAGGAGGAAACATTTGCTATATTGAGACCCCAAATATGACCAAAAACATCCCGGCTTTGCTTGAAATTATCAAATATATTTATGAGACTAATATGTACGCTGAAATCAACACTATGACAAGTTATTGCCATATGTGCGGTTGTACTGATATTTACATGGGCGATGATTTGGAATTTCATTGTCCGCAATGTGGTAATAGTGACTACAATAAAATGAATGTTGCGTTAAGAATTTGTGGATATATTTCTACAAATCCTTTTAACAAAGGACGGGCAAGCGATATTCACGATAGAGTCTATCACATTGGAGACTAAGGAGGATTTTATGAAATCTTTAAAACAAGTACAAGAGTATATGGATGAACTATTTGATAAAGTATGGTACATTCGTTCTCTTACTCATACGCCAGAGATGTTGCGAAGAAATGGCACACCCGAAGATATTATTCAAGGGATGCTAAACGCTCGTAAGAACGTTATTGACAAATATGGTTTAGAATGGTACAGCAATGTAGACGACTGGGAATATGGCTTTCTTTCTGGTGCTCTTGCCACTTTGCGTTGGGTAGCTGATAAGAAAGAGGAAGATAAAAGGTTCTTAGACACATGAATTATGGAAACATAAAATTCTATGACATCGCCAACGGAGAGGGAATCCGTACTTCCCTCTTCGTATCTGGCTGTACCAATCATTGCCAAGGATGTTTTAACAAAGAAGCCCAAAATTTCAACTATGGCCAATTCTATACTTCTGAAACAGAACAAATTATCCTTAAACAAATTTCTAAGCCCTATATCGCTGGCCTAAGTATCCTTGGAGGAGAACCCCTATGCCAAAACAATGCTGGCCTCACTTATCTTATCGAGCTTACCAATGCTGTGCATGGCTTGGGCAAGACAGTATGGCTATGGACAGGGTTTGTGTGGGAAGATTTTGACCATATTAAAATGAGCCTTAATAAGGCCCTAATCAAAGCCCTGTTATACAACTGTGATGTAGTGGTTGATGGGCCGTTTATTGAGGCGCAAAAAGACTTAACTTTAGCTTTTAGAGGTTCATCCAACCAACGAGTGATTGATGTTCAAAAAACATTAGCTCAAGGCAAAATTATCCTATACGAACAATAAAGCACTTGACAAAAGCCCATTGATTTGTTATACTTAATGCATTCAGTGGGCTTTTGCCCTAAAGAAAGGAGAATATATATGACACCTATTCGTGTATACCAAGGCCGATTTAGTGAAGAACATTTCCTATTTGAAATTCCCCCTGAAATGAATTATGCTCCCAGTAAAGGCGATTTTCTTTTTCAACACGGTACATCTTACAAAGTATTATATATCATGCTAGACGTTGACGATGATGAATATATCGTATTTGTTCGTGAAGCTGTGGAGGAAGATTTTTAATGAAGGTAACATTGTTAAATCCCGAGCAAGTTAAAGACCTTTTCAAAAATTGGTCTATTACTTCTTCTGTGTGTTATGGCTCTACAATCAATCCTGGCAACCCTGAAGCAATCGGCAAACACTGTATGAAGTCAGGCCATTTTAGCGGTTCAAGAGGCGATTATATCAAGTTTCGTATAGATGATGTACCTCGTTTTGAAGTTGACCAAGCGACTAGGCATGAAATCGGCGTATTCAAGAATGTGGCTTCCTTTAGATACATTTCTAAGAATGAGTTCAGATACTCTGCGCCAACTGAAATCTTTGACAATCAAGAGCTATTCAACCGTTACAATGAACACATGGACAATACCATGGAACTATATTCCGATATTCAAGAATATGTGTATAAGAAAACCGGTTCACATGAGCGTAGCAACGAATCTGCACGGTATTTGCTTCCCATCTCTACTCATACTAGTTTTGTGATTGGCTATACTATTGAAGCATTTATCCACCTATGCAATTCTCGTCTATGCGTTCGTGCCGAAGATATCATTCGTGAAATGACCACGCTTATGAAACAGGAAGTTCTAAAAATTCTACCGGAACTGGAAAATGAACTTGTCCCCAACTGTGTTAAGCTAATGTACTGCCCCGAAGGGAAGTCAGGTTGTGGTGCTTATCCTACTAAGAAGGAATTAAAGGAAATTATTGCCAAGGGCAAGGAGGTCATGAAGAATGCTTAACATTAAAATCAAGCGGTTGTCTGTTGACGCTTGTGTTCCCACCTATGGCTCTAATAAGGCCGCTGGGCTTGACCTATATGCTAATATTGGCTGTGAATACGCCCGTACTACAGATGGTATGCGTCTTTTCCCAAAGACTATTGATATTGCTCCTCACACCACAGTAAAGGTAGGCACTGGTTGGGCAATTCAGCCCCCGGAAGGCTATTGTGGCCTTATTTTTGCCCGTTCTGGTCTTGCTACTAAACAAGGTCTAAGACCAGCTAACTGCGTAGGTATTTGCGATGAAGATTATACAGGCGAGTATATTGTTGCTCTACACAACGATACAGACGAAATCCAAATCATCCATCATGGAGACCGCATTGCACAGCTTGTGTTTATGCCCTATGAACAGGTGTCCCTTACCGGGGTAGAAGAGCTTGACCCTACTGAACGTGGCGATGGGGGCTTTGGTCATACAGGAAAGTAAAGGAAAATACTATGATTATTTGTGTAGATTTTGATAAGACCTTATCCCTAGGTACTAGATACCCCTACATCGGAAAGCCAAATACAGAGCTATTTTCCTTATTAAATTCATTACAAAAACTAGGCCATACACTTATCTTATGGACTTGTCGTGAAGGCAAGCCACTCGAAGAAGCTGTTGCTTGGTGTAAGGAAAATGGGCTAGAATTTAATTATGTAAACCAAAATGTATCATGGCTAGGTTTTGACTGTCGTAAGGTCGTAGCTGACTGGTATATTGATGATTGCGCCGTTCATGTAAGCGACATTAAAACACTTAAAGCCATCGTAAGGCAAGCTGAACTTGATGATAAATATCATTCATAATTTGTTCATAATTTGAAAAAAATAGGGAACTTAGACAGAGTAAAATCCATCTAAGTTCCCTATAATTATATATTAGCCTTGTTAGCCCTGAGGAATTTCCTCAAGTTCAACAGCTAAAGTCTGGTCTTTATCATTAGTGATAGTCAAGTGCTTGCCAGTATAGCCTTCTTTTTCAACATTAACGCCATATTGGTCGCCAATGCCGCTCAAAAGGAACACATTAGTCTTGCCATCGACAGGCTCAACTTCAACAGAGTCAGCGTCTACAACCTTGATGCTTGCGGTATCAGGGATTGCATTGACAGTCAGTAGAAAACCGTCCTGTAGGCTCACAACGCCCTTATTCAGCTTAAAGAAACGGCCATCTAGTCCAATGCCACAATTACCTTTTGCAAACACAGGCTCGCCAATTTCTTCACCTTCACTGTTATGCAGAGTAATAATCTTGCTGCCACCAACTTTAGTAACAGTAAACAAATCTCCGTCCCAAAGTTGTCCACAAGTGGAGACAGCCTTACTTACGTCAACAGCAGAAGCATTTATATCACAAATAATACCTTTGATAATTTTCAAAGAATTTTTATCTAGGGCGATTCCGCCACAATATTTAGCCATATATATTACCTCCTATTATTTAGTAACCCAAGCTAAAGCACCATTAACAATGCCCAACACCTTACCATTGTCAGCTTCAGTAAATGTGGGTAGAATAGCATCTACATAGCCTTTGGTTGCAGCTTCGCTATCTTCAGTAGGAGTGCCAGTCAACTTTAGCTTGCCTACCATAGTACCACCAGATTTAAGGATAGCACTGGCCTGAATAGCACCTGTTTTACCATCAACATAAGATTTAGTAGCGGCATGATAAGTCTGCGTAGGTTCACCAACGCTAACAGGCACATATTCATTCTGTGTACTAGCCTTTACAAAAGCCGCAGAACCATCGCTAGAAGCAGTTAATCTAGGTGAATTGGTTTCTACAGATTCAATCGTAGGGCCAATATACAAAGGCGCAGGACCATTAGTAGAAATTTTGTGAACATTAACAATAGCGTGTTCATTCATATCAAGTTCACTATCAATCTTCCCATCAGCACCCAAAACAGACCGCTCATCAACATACTTCTTTGTTGCAGCGTCTTGGTCGGCTACAGGGTCAAGCAAATCTGTAATTTTATGGTTATTCAAACTAACCTCAGATTCGATAGCCATACCGCTATCAGTATTACTAATAGACTTCACACCCATAATGGCATTACCTGACATATATAGGTTCCCTTCCATCGGGACAGAGCCATCAGCCTTAAAGTCACCATCTCCACCAGCCCCGCCAACTTGACCAATAACATTTAGCACAGGGCGATTTAATTCATCTTTAGTGTACTTAAATTGGTCACCATTAAACAAATAAGCACCGTCTTTAGCACGAATATTAGCCACAGTATTCCTCCTTTTTAATTTTATTCAAAAAAATAGCTTCACGGGTCATCCCATGAAGCTAAATATTTAACCAAATAGAACAGCACGATAAGTCTCTGTTGCAAGAGTTCCAGTGCCAACAATAGTAATAGTTACGTTATAATTAGTCTGGTCTACGGTCACATCGGCCATAACTTGTGCGCCAGTCGCCACTTCATAAAGTTGAACAATAATAGCATTGCTATCAATCCCGTGTGTAGTCTTAGGGATACTCCAACTAAAAGTGCCGCCACTAGCAGTAATGGCTTTATTAGTGGCTGTATACTTGTGGAAACTTTCAGGCATAGTAGACCATGTAGGAGCACCAGAGCCATTAGAAAGCAAAACTTGCCCCTGAGTCCCAGCATCAATAGGTGCATAAAAACTAGGGTTGGCATTAGCCGTCCCGTTTAGAGTAATGGCGTTTTGAGTAGCACCTTCTGCAATGCCACTTAACTTAACTACCATTGTACTATTCATAGCACCATTGGCGTTTGCAGAAGCCACACTCATCTTAACACCAGAAGCATCAACAGATAAGCCGTTTTCAGCTACGACTTTTACAGAAATAGCATTAGCTTCGCTAATCTCAATGCCATTCCCAGCTGTGTATACGTCTACCAAATCTTGAACATTTAGATAAATATGACTTTCTTTGCCAGTGCCAGAATCAGTATCATAAGTATTAACAACAAAGTCGATATACTTAGTACCTTCAGCAAAGCCAGAAGGGTCGTCCGCAGTTGCGGTCTTTACAGAAGCAGACTTCACAAGATAGTCTTTGGGGATGTTAATGGTAGCCCCAGCGGGAGCGCCATCTTTTTGCAGTTGATAAGAAGCAAGATATCCGTCTGTAGCAGTTTCTAGCTTTACAACAGAATATTCAGCAATAGCGACTTCTTCCACACTAGTCATATGCCCAGCTTCATCAACGGTAACTTTGACGGATTTAGAAGCGTCACCATAAACACCGGCAACAGCACCGCTCAAACTATGCCCGATAGTAACTTCTTTGCCTTCGCCAGCAATATCAACCCATTTGTTCCCAGAAGCAATAGAGAAAATATCAGTTTTAGCATCGGCTCTTAATGTCACATCAGCAGAAGCCCCAACAACAGCAGTAGAAGCTGTAGACTGCTTTTTAACAGCGATATTAGACCATGCGTTTTGGTTGACTTCACCGCCCTCACTTACAGCGTTCTTTACAGCAGTATCGAGTGCAGCAATAGCCTGTTGCATAGTCATATCGGCAATTACATAACCATCCGTAACAGGCTGATATCCAGCCAAAGTTAGCCCTGTGACATTAGTAGTAATTACCTTACCAGTAGCGTCAAGACCAGTGACAACCGCACCCGTAGCAGAGCCTTGACTATAAACAACGCCGATAGGCCCCCAATCAGTGCCATTATACCGATAAATAAACTTATCAGAGCTATTGTAATAAATTTGCCCTTCAACCGGGTTACTGGGGGGGGTGGCGAGGGGCTGAATCACAGCATTTTGAAGCTGATTTTTGTTCAGGTTAAGATTCACAAGTAGATTCATATATTCAATTCACCTCAATTTAAATAAGCCTTTCCGCTAAAGGCACCAGAAAAAGTGAGCCTTACATTGTTTTCATCAATATAAGTCACATCGCCAATCACAATACTATCGGCACTATCAACGACAGTAACACTTGGATATTTGTTTAAATCATGTTTGATTTCCCACACATCAATTGCAATAGCTTGAACAAATAAAAAATGCTTATCCTCTTCAATTCCAAGGTCTTTATTCGTTTTATTCCCGACTAGTGTAACACCATTGATAGAAGGCTTGTTGTTTAGCTCGCTATAGTCGCTACTCACAGCGTTGACTTGTCCCAGTCCAACATTAAAAGTACCGCTAGTAGGGAAAGAAACATTTGCATTAAAACTCACCAGTCAACACCGCCTAACAAAGTAGAACTAACAGGAACATTCATAATAATGCTTGCTAGTTTATAGCCATTCTGCATTGTGGCTAAAACTTGAATATTTACTTGAGTTCCTTTAAAAGACAAGGTTTCTTCTTGTGTCAAAGAGCAAGTCAAAACGCCTTCTTTTACTTCGATATCTTGCCCTTTCTTATCAACCACAGTTGGGCCAGAAGTAAACACAATATGCGTATTCTCAATATCTATGTTTTCAGTTTCAAGGCAAACATTAAAATTAAACGTGGGGGTAGAGCCTTTAAAAATTAGATTTAATTCTTCATTGCAATTAAAATCACAGACTGTTTCCATTATTCCACCTCCAATAAAAAATAAAGAGAGGTAAAAATCTCTCTTTTAAACGCTTAGAATATCCTTTAGCTTTTGAAAAGCATCCTTCACATACTTGCAAGCGGCAGTAACAAAAGCACCGATAATCACAATGCCGTCCATCACTTGCATGGTCTCATCTGCAATATCAATACCTACATAAGTCATGTACTCAGGCAGGATACTAACCACAATAGACATCAAACTGATACCTAGCCCAAGAACAATAAACTTTAGTACGCTTTGGCCAATCATCTTCCAATCAAATTCATAGCCCTCAATCTTAACATTGCGCCAAATTCCAAGGCAAATATTGCTTAGATAAGCCCCCAGAAAAATAGCAACACCAAAACCGACCTTTTCCAAATTAAGTAGAACAAGAGTAATAATGTCCATACAATCACCCCAATAAATTTAATTTATCTAAAATTTCTGCCAATTTTTCTTCTGTTACAACCCGATTAACAGAATCAACCAAACCCATTTTCTTTGCTTTATCAAACGATGTTTCGTTCTCATAAGGTAGTACATTCATGCTAATATAATTCTTCACATCAGCACGAAAGTCATCCATAGTTTTATTATGCTTGCTAAAGAAATGGCCCACATCAATATGATTTGATGCAATACCAAGTTTGTGTCCTTCTGCGTGTGAAACTATAGTATTTTTGTCTACGTTTTTAACGCACAATCGGTTTAAAACATAAGCGCAAGTAAATATAGCCTTACGATAAACATCCTCAAAATAAGCCTGATTTTTCTTTATATTATAAGACATAAAACTGTCTTGTCTTTTTTGTAAAGCATGAAGTGTAGTCAATCCAACAGAACCATCTTGCTTTAAACCGTTGTCTTTTTGGAAAGCAATCACAGCCAATTTAGTTGCTGGACCAAAACTACCATCAACATCAACCTTATAGCCCCATGCGTTCAATTCTTTCTGCAACATAGTCACCGCATATTTAGTATTATTCTTACTACCATAACTTAAAGCAAGCCAATTTGCATCAATAAATCTTGCGTTCTCAGGCTCACAAATTTCACACCCTACATGGGTATTATTAGCACTGCCACCGCAATGCCATGTTTTAATACCAATAGGCATAATTTGGTAAATACCAGTTTCATCAATAATAAATTCAACTTCTGCTTGGGCAGAATTTCTATTCCATTTATTGATTAAATCTTTAGCTTTTACTCCGGGGGCACCTGTGCTATGTTGCATATAGGCTTTTTTATTTCGTTTCGTTTGGTTTTTGTATCTTGGGTTATTTGTCATCAAAGATTGTGTAATATTGTATTCCATACAATCTCCTTATAAATAAAGAGGGCCGAAGCCCTCTTAGTTTTCATCTTCTTTTCTTTTTCTATTCAGCAAACGCTTGGTCAGCAAATGCTGGGCATACCACTCGATTTCCCACGCATGATTCACCATAAACTCCAAATCCGAAGCACTAAGCTCATCGGCTTTGATAAAGTGTTGCAAACAGTCCAAATGTTGCTGAATCGCCTCAACAAACATTTCATCACTCATCTTGACCATAGTCTAATCTCCTTTGATTGATGGTTTAATTATGGCATAAGACAGCTTGATTGTCAAGCGTTTTATCTTCTTCAATGCAAGCCTTTACAACTTCCACAAATTCATCATAGCCCTTGGCAAAAGCCTTAACGAGGTCATTATAATGCTTGCCAATAAACTCACGAATTTCTTTTTCGTTCTGAATGGTCATATGAGCCAGGTCTTTGTAATAAGCCAGCCCTACAAACAAATCAGATAGATTATTAGTTTTAGTAGTCTTAAAAATTTCATACAGAATCTTAGCGTCCATAATATTACCCCCAAGCTATGTATTTTCTTATTCCACCGTCAGGATTTAAACGAAAACTATAATTAATAGTTTTACCAGCCACACGACCACTTTCATCGCCGTTTACTACATCGAATCCGTTCTTGCGTACTGTTAAGAGAGTGTATGTACTAGAAGGAGAATCAAACGTAACTCGGAGAGGAGAACCTTTTACGGCAAGGCCACCATACCAAGTTTGAATTCTATCATCTATCATTACTAAAGGGTCGCTTTCGCGGAAAAACAGGCCATCTACTGTAGTTACAAATACGGCAGTGGGAGTAAAAGGCAAGTCAATCGTTTGAATAGCATTACCATTACCTTTATAAGTTCCATACGCAAAATGTGGAGCATAACTATAAATGTTACTAATAGTAATAGCTGTACTAGCATCTTGTTTAGCATTGATTTTAGTTTGCAAGTCTGTTTGAACTGAAGTAATTCTATTATTAACAGTAGTAATTTGAGCATCCGCTCCAATCACTTGCTGCCAATAAGTTTTAGGATACAAAGGTATGTACACACCATTTACATTCTCTTGCATAGTAAATAATTTGCCCAATTATTTCACCTCATATCGCACCTGTCACTTGAAACCAAATTTCGCCATCATTTTGTGTAGGCTGAGTTTCTTGAACAGGAATATTATCTTGTTTAAATGTATCGTCTTTTGTGTTTTGAATTTGAACCAAATAATCAGTCAAATCATTAAGCAATTTTGCAGTTAAGCCTTTTTTGGCTAATTGCTCATCGGACAATATACCAAGCGTATTGGTAAACTCATCATTTTTCCAAGACTGCTGATATTGACCCCATTTAGTCTTATCGTCTATTTGAATATCTGAAAATCTCATTATACTTCACCCGTGACTTGAAACCAAAAATCGCCATCTTGTTGATTAGTGGGCTGAGTTGTGGATACAATATAACCGGGCGAATATCTGTTGTTAAAATATTTCTGTACAGCTATAATAGTATCGTTAATTGTGTTCAGATAATCGGCTGTAATAATCTTGCTTTGATTATTTGGGATTTGTTCAAGGATATTTTGTGCTAAAGCAAGATTGCCTTCTATCATTGCGTCTTGATATTGCTTGATTAAGGCTCCATCTGAAGCTGTGATTTCAATCATGTTTGGAAAATTTTGTATACTATTTGGGAAATTTGAAGCCACACTATCACTCCTTTACAAAATAGGATAATAAGGATAAAATGTAATCATTGTAATGCTCATTGTTGAGCTTACGCTCCCATAGTCAACAGAATAAGATTTAATAATATACCTATTCGTCACATCACCTTGTTTTGGCGCATGGGACACTACGATGTTTACATCTATCCATGGGATAGGAATAACATTTAATGTAATATTATCATTCAGCCTGCATTTCCAATATCCTTCAATTTCTGCTCTTTGTTGAGCTAAATCGTCAGAAGTAATATTTTCATATTCTCCACCGCACAGAACTTCACGAATGATGCCTACAGAGCCGTTTACATAAAATGGGCTTTCAGGGTTTGTATCTGACCAGGTTGCTTTTGCTTGGAGGCCGCCTAGGAATTCAAATTTTACTGTCCCTAGTCCAGTGGTTGTGCCATTAGGAATTCTTTGTAAAACATAATATTGATTGTTTAACAGAGTTTTATTGGCAATAAGAGCAATACCAATAGCGGTTCCATTTATTGTTACTGTTAAGGCAATACCATTGCTAATATTACCATAGGTGTTAGTGAAGCCTATCAAAGAATAATCTGAGTCTTGATAGGCTGGGATATTTAACGTCATATCATAAGACACAGACCCACGGAATTTAATAGTAGGATTAGCATCATAATATTGTACTTCATGCGTCCTACCATAAACTTCAATATAATTCTTTACAGTAGTAAAATCCGTACTAACCGTTTCACCAGTAACAACACTAGTCCAAATATCATCCGTAATCAATACAGGGTCATCTTCACTATTTGGGATTGGTTCGTAATGGAAAACGCCATCCACATCAAAATACATTTGATACTTAGGCATAATATCTCTTAGCTTAGACAGAATATCAAACACATAACCGCCTTGGTCAATTTGAATGTCATAAGGGACAGGTTGGATAGCGTTATTAACTTTACATTCTTCTACAATGTATTTGGTAAACCCACCCAAAGCAAGCGTAGCAATAATTGCTTGTCTTACATTTTCGCCTTGTTTAATCACAGTGGTCATTCCGGGAAGTTGGCCGTTTCTAGCCCCTGTAAGTTTAGACATCAAATCAAGCCCTGCAAAAGATAGCGTATGCGTAGTTGCATTGTATTCATAGCTAGGAGCATCAATCAGATAAATTCCCTGATTATACCATTGAATTTCTTGAGTGTAAATATTTTTAAGGCCGATGTAAAGTTGAATATATCTGTCTAAGAAAATCCTATTTCCTGCCCCAACTTCATATCCGCTACCTGTCACAACAAAGCTCACATTACAGCTTCGCCTTAAATCGCTGTCTGCATCACATCGAACACTACATGACAGCATATTACCACTTAGCTCATCAATGACATTATAATTAAAATCAAGTAGATTTAATTTAATATATCGTTCTGTGTTTTTTTGCTTGATAATGTTATAATCGTTTTGTGTAATATTTAGCATAGCATCACCGTCTTGTGGGGATTAGGCCATTTTCAAACAAATCGTCCTTATCATTCACATCCCCAACTTCTGTCCATTCAGCGCTGATTTTAACCATACCTTGCCCAAAGCTATTATCATAAGAGAGATTGGGATTGCCCGTGAAATAAGCAAGCCAACTATTGCCATTCATGTCTTTGATGACTTTAGGCTTTTTATTGGTCAAGAAATCAAGCATAACTTCCTTTTCTTTCGCGATACCGATTCTATCAACTTTGTGCGTCTTTTCAAAAGACTCAGGTAGCACCCATCCACCAATAGAGCCTGTTTGATATCGCATGATACTATTGCTTACAACAATAGGATATTTTCGGCCATAAGGTTGAAAAACGCCAATTTGTTGATTAGCTGTGTTGTTATTATACTCTACTCCGGCCCTTAACTTGATGATAGTATCAATGTCGCCAATGAACACGCCTTCAAATTTTGACATAATGGATTCAATAATATAACTACCTTCCGTATCTTGCGTAACAGGTACAAAAGCATATTCATATTCTGTATCATATGCAGCTAAATTATCAGTGATAATAAAGCTCAAATCTTCAACTTTATTAACAGGCAGTTCACGAATTGTAATCCAATCAAATGTGCCTTTGATTCTACGTTTAACACGAACCGATGTTACATCGTAAGCGATTTGTTCTACGTTACCAGCAGAAGCGTTACCATTAAATTTAGCATCCATAATCGTATCAACTTCCCATTCTGTAGGGATGATTGAATTATAATCAAAGGCGACATTATTTGTCACATTAAAATGGTCAAAAATGCCACCTTGCAACTTTGTATTTGTTAAATTCTTGATAGTTGTAGGCGAGGGGTCGAGAGCATTTCCATCGCTACAAAAATTATACCCAATAAATCCTATCACGCCTCGACACCTCGATTCTCTATCTTTAATTCATACAAATTGTCTATTTTTCTTAGCCAACAAAACACTTGTTCATTATCAGCAGGAAGGCTGATATACTGTGATTCAATGGTATATCCCCATGTAAAATTCTTGTTCACACACCGCATTTCAAAGAAGGCTTGTGTCGTAGTCTGCCGATAATAAATACTAACGATATCGCCATCCGTACTAGAAAATCTAACAATTTCTTTATCGGGGGTAAATTGTCTACCCCACATTCTCATTGTCCAATCTCCCGAGATTGTGTAACCATCGGCCCATTCTACATAATACCCATCTTTTCTTAAATCAATTTCTGTATTGTCAATATATGTGGGATTTTGTGGGTTTGTTATACCATCAATACCGACAATATTCGACTCAATCGTGATATACCCACCACTGCAATTATTCGTCAAGAATAAATAGCTGAATGTATTAAACGTGCTATAATTAGTAGTGAACTTAATTCGGCCAGTCGTAATTTGAGTACCACCAGACGTTACACCATTAACTTCGATAAAATAAGTGGATTTATCTTCAAAGCCACTAAACAAATAAGTACCAGTAAACGGCAAAGTTGTACTTGAATTATACAACGTATTACTTGTACTGATTAAAGCACCACCAGCATTATACAGGTTAAATACATAAGCGTTCAGTGTTTCGCCTTGTTCTTGATTATAAGTAATACTAAAAGCAAAACTACTGTTTGTAATAATATTACCTACGGGCATATTACTAATTGTAAAACTAGGTTGAGTATAACAATAAAATTGAATTGGCGCAGAAGCATTAGATTTATTGTTTTGTGCATCTACGGTTTGTAAAGTTGCTTGGTAATAAGTACCATTTGTTAATGTTCCAGCAGGAAGCGTATGCTCAAATTTATATGTATTCTGTTGCTGTGAATACACAGTTTCAAGCGTAGCATTGTTTTTAATTGTTAAAATGTTACCTGTAACCTGATTCCCGCCAACAGAATAAAATGTAAATACTTGAGATTGGCTTGCATCAAATGCTGGAATTGAATATAATATAGGTGTTGTTAAAGACATCGTGTTTCACCTACTTTTATGTTGCGATATAATAAATCTTTGTTGAACTGTCATGAGTAAAATCAGTTACATAATTCATAGACATAAACCAAATTGTTGCCGGAGTATAATTTTGAATATAGCTACACATTACTTTAAAAACGCCTATTGTTGGACTATAAGGAATGGAAATATCCAATAAAATCGCAGGGTTGGGTAAATTATACTGACTTGTAAATTTATAATAATATAACTTCGTTGTAACACTACCTAAATATGTAAAAGTCCCGCCAGTGTCTGAAATAACGCTGACTATTTGACCACCATAGTTGGCGATATTGCCAGCGTGAATGATGTTATAATTTTTCGAGGTATTGCTTACCCTATCTACAAGCTGAATTGCATCATCTAACGTGGCAGCGTTAACTGAATCTTTGATTAAAAGCGTCCTGCTATTAGAGTTATTATCTACAACATTTCTAGCCACTACAGAAGTCGAATGGCCGGATGACTCCATGAAACCTTCGCCAGCGCCGCTAGCAGTAGGTCGAACTATAAGTTTAGGATAACTTACTGTAGAAGCAGTGATATTTCCATTAACAGTAAGACTTCCAGTCATCGTATCTCCGGTTTTCTTAACAAAGTTAGATGAGCTGGGGATAGATTTTTTAACTTCATTAAGTTGGGAAAGATTAACAGCGTCGTTGTCGGAAGTTGCGTCTGCAATGCCAGTTAAAGTTACATTATCGTTAGAATGTCTAAACAAAATTTTATTAGAGCTAGGATAAAAAAAGCATTCTATCGACCCCGTAGAACCACTATCTGAAGCGACAAGGCGGATATTATCGGTTCCATCCGCAGTTAAGCTTATAGCTTCCGTCTGGTCCTCAGAATAAATAGTCATATCATCCAGAATTTGAATCTGCCCATTAACATTAAGCAAGCCACCATCATCAGAAATATATTCAGAAGCGCTAACTTTCCCATTATCATCGGCGACTAAAATTTTATTTTTAGTCAAATTGTTTTTAACAATCGTACTAGCTGCACCAACAATAGTATCTTGTTTTGAACCTAATGCAGTCTTAACACTAGACACATCTGTTTTTAATGTGCTAATGTCTGTTGTTAAGCCTTCAATATCACTTTCAGCCATTGCGATATTATCTTCATTTGTTTTTACTCTTGTTTCAAGAGAATCTATATCTTTTTTACGAGGAACAGATAAATCTTGATTGTATTGCCCTATGTTTTTCATTGTTTCACCTCGATTGAGTTATAAGTTCATTCATGCAGCTTAATATCCATGTTGTTACCTCCTTATAGGTCAGCGGAGATGTCTATGTTAGACGAAGCCCCTCCTCGAACGAAATAAGGTGCGTTTACTTCAAAAGCTCCAGATTTTTTGAAGTCAACGTAGACAGAATTTTGGTTAGTCCAAACGAAAGAAACTGTCACGTCAAAGATGTCGCCAGAAGCCCCAGTCAAGAAGAAGCCTGAACTTGCATTAAGATTTAGGGTTGGCGATGTACGCATCTGCTCCGGTAGGTAAATTATTGCTCTAGCAGTATTTGCGTCAATCCCAAAAGCGATAGCCCCTGCGACATACGCGGGGGGAGAGAATCGCCAGAAATACCTCTGGCACCTCCGCAGCTGCTCCCCATACTCTGGCACCTCATTGAGCGCCCACTTGTCGCCCTCCCGATGCGCCAGGGTTTGGGTGGGGCCCAGCTCCAGCTTTGCGGCGAGGATGGTATCCGACAATGTCCCGATAGTTGCAGGCTGCACTCGCAAGAAATTATTGTTTATGTTTCCAAAATCATTGTTGTTTATGCCGAACTGTATGAGTTTCAATCCATGAGCATTGATGGGCACCGTATACCACTCGGCGCTTTTTAAAACAAAGGAATTCGTGTAAAGTGTCCCGTCAGCAAACAGCAGTGATATAGCAACCGTCTTTCCAAAGAGTTCTTCAAGAACGGCTGACTCGAAATATTGATACAATGTGCCAGCAATTTTGATTCCGCCTGACACAACAGACAGAGAGGCGCTGTCACCGTCCCACGACCGCCAACGGTCAATATAGTAAACGTTGCCCGTATAACTCGTCAATCCCCTTTGATTAACAGGGTTACCAAAGTACCAGTTGTCTAATAAATTAGGATTCACAGTAAATTTAGGTGGGACAACGATAAAACTTCTTGACATATCGTTACTAGGCACAAAAATTCTATATAGTCCATTTACTTCGGGAAGACTCCCATAAAAATATACTGTTCCACTTACGCCATTTGAATCCATTACACAGGTGTTCTTATTTATATTAACAGATGTACAGATTCCTGTCAATACTTTTGTGATATTATCTCCAATTTTTTTATCAGCAAGAATTTCTATTGCGTCAAGAATTTCATTGTTTGTATCCATGCTACACCTCTTTATATAGGAGAGGGCGCATGATTACGCCCTCTGATATGCTCTTTGATATGCCATTTGCCGTAGGCCAGTAATAAAGTTCTGTGCGTTGGTCACACTGGGCAAAGACAAATTATCAATGTTAAATACGTTATTCATGCTTTGTGCAAAAGCACTAGGATTGATTTTGCCCCAATTCCATAGATTCCTAGTGATGTCGGCAGGAATGATACCTTCTCCACCACCTAAGACTCTTAATTCAGGCCCTCGTTCACCAACCAAAGATAAACCAGGTTCAGCGCTTAAAGTACCATTTGCATGGCCTCTTGCAGCAGCGGCATTAGATACCCAATCAGGTGCGCCATTGTCTTCAAGCCAATCAGAATCGACATGGCCATCTCGGTCTTTATCCATGTCTTTACCAGGGCTATCATCCTTATAGTCAACTTTTCCATCGTCTCTTAAAGAACCGCCTGAACCAGTGCCAGGGTCATACCCACTACCACTCCATGCAGTACCGTCACTATTCAAGCCTTGGTCTTTATAATAATCTTCAAGCGTTTTGGGATAACCAGCATCCAACTGAGATAAGATATTATTATACTTGTCAACAAAATCTTGAACATTCGTTAGTCTAGTCTGCCAATTCTTTTGTTCAAGGTCAATGCCTAAGACTTGCTGTGCAATGAGTTTATCTTGCTGTTCTTGATAGTCGGTTGTTACTTTTTCCCATTGTTCACGATACTTATTCCAGCCTTTAATCTGTTCATCAATGGCCTTCAAAGCATTTTCTTTTTGCTTGTTAAGATTCTCTGTTTCTTTTCTTAGGGCTTCTTCACGATTATAAGCGTCAAGTTGAGCTTGCGCTTCAGCAATAGCTTCAGTATCTTGTAAATATTGAAACCTTCCGTCTTTAAAAACATAAAGAGTCTTATCTTGAGCTTTGGCAAGATTTTCTAGTAATTGCTCTTTTTGAATCTGCCTATCAAGTTCATCATTGGTATCTTGTAGAGCTTGAATCTGGTCATCATAGAATTTTTCTGTTTCGTCTCTTTGCTTATTTAGCTTTTCAACTTCTTCATCAATCTTCTTCAGGACAACATTTACAGCAGTTTCATAATCAGATTTTTGCTTTTCTAGCCGTTCTTCCCAGAGCTTCTTTTCTGTTTCGTATAGTTCCTCTGCACGGGCTTTTGCTTTTTCAAGGCGTTCTTTTTCTTCGGCCTCATCTTTCTCGTCTTGCTTTTTCTTTTCATCCGCCATCTTTTTACGAAGGTCAGAGATATCATTAGCATAGTCCCACCAAAGAATACCAAGTTGACGAACTTCTTCGCTTTCATTCCTAAGATTTAAGGCACGGTACTTATCTGCTTGCTCATGAATAGCTTTTTGAATTGCTGTCATCTGGTCAATTTGCTCTTGGTCTGTTGCACCAGATTTTTCTAGTAATTCAAGTTTATCCTTTAGAAGAGAAAGCTGTTCTTTCCACGCTTCTGTGGATAGCTCAACTGCGGTCTTTTCTTTCTTTTGTGATTTCGTTGCTTCGTCAGAGGCTTTTTTGGTAGATTTGGAGGAAGAAGTTTTGGGTGTGTAAGTAGAAGGCGTATATGTTCCTTTTGTAATTTTAGAAGAAAAATCAGTAGAAGAAGTCCATTGACTCCAAACTGACTTTAAATATTCATCATCTGCTAAAGCCTGGGCTTCCTCCAAAGTTTTTCCTTGACTTCTTAGTTTCGCAATAATATGGTTTCGAGCAGTAACATTACCTAATACACTACTCACAGAAGCATTTGCAATATTAGCTGCATTTGCAAGACGAACCATCTCATTTACTTTTTGAGTAACATCAAGATTCATATTATTAAATATTGTCAACGCTGCTATTGCGTTATAAGTTTCTTGAATCTCTTCTGCTGTAGCGCCTGTGACATTTTGCAAAGCCTCAATATTAAGATAATGTTGACCATTAACAACATTGATTGCAGAAGCCAGCTGAGGATATTTGTTGGTTAATTCTGTAATTTGTTCATCGGTCAGTGCTGTTTGACCAACTGCGTTACTTGCGATAATAGTATACGTTTCATAAGTAGCATTTAGTGCTTCTAGTGTATCTTTAGCATTGTTTTGTGTACTGCCAAGATAATCATGCGCATCCGCCAAATCTCCGAGTTTACTAGTTACTTCTTCATAATCTTCTTGTTGTTCAGTGGTTAATTTGTGGTTGTTTTTTAACGCTTCATCAAGTTCTTTGGCACGAGCGATAAGCTCATTTTCATAGCTGTCGCCAACTTTGTAGACTTGTTGCTCGTTTGTTTCAAATACAATACCAAGAGCTTCCAATTCAGCTTTTGTTTTCTTAGAAGCATCAGGAATATACCGGTCAAGATACTTAACAAGTTCTTCATAACTAGAAAAGTTTACATTTGTTGCTCTAACTAAATCTGCTTTGCCAAGACCTGTAGACTCAGAAGAAATGCCATACCTTATTTCAGATATAGTACCGCCAGAAATAGTGTTTTTGGCCTTCTTTTGCTGTAACTTTTCATATTTATCTATCTGCTTTTGAAGTTCTTCGTTTTCTTTCTCAAGAGCATCTTTTTCAGATAGAATTTCAGTGGTTTTTTCGTTCCAAGGTAAGGCGTTAATTTCTTCAAGCCGTTGTTTATTGGTTTCTAGCTTGCTTGTATTCTTTTCAATATCTTCTCCAAGCTCAGAAAAAGATTTGCGAGAATCAGCGGTTGCAGCATCAATAGCTTTAAATGCGGCCACAAGACCAGCACCAATCACTACAACAGCTAGAATTGCAGGAAGTAAGGAACTTTCCAAAACAAGACTTGCGGCGGCGGCGGCATCAGCCATAGAAGTAATACCACCAGCAGCACCGGCAGCTCCTGCTATAGTTCCTAAACTAGTAAACTGGCCAATAATAGTAGGTAACAGTTTAGAAACTTTTAATAATTCTCCTGCTCCCCAAGTCGCCGTAGAAATTAACAAAATTTGAGTAATAACACGCCCAAAATCAGTATTAGCAATCTTTAATAAATCATTAGCGAAATCAAGAACTCGTTTTACAAATTCATCACTAATAACATTATTTGATAAATCTTGGAAAGTTGCTTTTAAAGCCGAGACCTTCGCTGCGATGCTTTCTAGGTATCTATTGTTCTCCTGAACAGCAGAGCCTTGAGATTCTAGTGCTGTTGTAGTAGCATCTGTGGCGTGTTGGAAATTATTCATTAGAGCTAAGAAATTGTTTAACTGATTTGTACCCGCGAGAGTAGTAGCAATATATTTTTGCGTATTACTATCCAAATCAGGCCATTTCTTACTTAGTTCACTTAATAATTCATACCCGCTTTTAAGCTGACCGTTTGTATCAAACATGGTCAACTCAAGGTTTTTATAAATTTCAAGAATCTTTTTACCATTGGGCGAGTTATCATCCAAAACTTGAGCCAAGTTGGCAAATATTGTATTAGTGCCACGAGCCGCCTTACTAGCTGAGCGTGTCTGTTCCGTAATAGCTGTGACCACAGCAAGGGTTTCTTCAAAACTATTCCCCATTGCAGAGGAAGAAGAGGCCACAACACTTAACGCCTGTGCCAAATCACCAGAAGAAACTGAATAGGCATTCGACACAGCGTTTACAGCATCTACGATATGTTCAGCATTCTCAACGGATTGTGGCCCAGTACCATTAAATGCAATAAGTTGAGAAATAAGAAAATCAGCAGCATCACCAGCACTAATTTGTTCGTCTGCTACATTTTGGAACATAGCAGAAATCTTAGCTAATTGCGCTGAATCCTCATCATTAAAACCGTTCTTACGATAGGATGTTGCTGCTTCAACCATTTCTGACGTTTAACTATTACATTTATTTATACTCAATGATTCCCCAATCATTATCATATTTTTCTTGCTTCTTCTGTTGCTTAATCATCTGGTCTCTTTGTGGCTTATTTCTTACTTTATTACCTTCAGTTATGGCAAGCCCAACAAATACGAATACAATCAAGTTAATTAAAAAATAGGCCATCATATCATCAGCCGTTCCAGAAGTCACAAGTGTAATAAATAACGCAATCAAACCTGGAGTAAAAAATATTCCTATTAGCCGCAACATATTCATTTCCCCTTTCTTTGATTGAATCATAACACGCGCCTAAATAAATGTCAATAGTTTTTCCAAAGTTTTTCAGACTTTGCCTGAGTAATTCTTCACCCAATATTCGGAGGGCCGCCCTGTATACTCGATTGACACATCCCTCATCAGGACTTCGCGCCCAATCTGCCCTTTTTTACAGCACTTAGGACTTTCGCCCATATACCATCCTTACAGTTGTAATAGTTTCCCACGTTCATATGGGCATATCTCATCCCATATTGTAGTTGTAAGGCTCTTGAGGCTTTCAAGGGTTTAGGGGCTGTTCTTTATGCACATTTACCATCTGTACATACCGGCTCAGACCGATTTGGTTTACCGGTTCGTGCAACTTCTCCACCCATTACACTTAATTGGTCTACATAATCATTTAAAGAATCTCCCGATAAATCGGAAACCTTCTTAAACTCTGTCAAGGCAGTGTCAAGTTCGTAAACTTGGCCTACCATATCTGTAATAATTTGTGTTGATTTCTGGAATAATTCATTGGCTACATTAAAAGTAAGGTTTAAATCATTACCAGAATCAGATGCTTTTTTGGTAGCACTAGAAATTTCATCCATGGTAGATGCTACTTGCTTCCCATTCGGGACACTAACATCCAACGGAACCTTTTTATCAAGCCCTTTAATAAGCTCATCGAGTGTTTTTTGAACTTCATTCTTTTGAAAATCAACACCAACTATGATGTTGTAATTTGAATTCTTACTAGCCATAACTCACCATCCTTTAATCGTGATTTTGGCTTATAATTTGGCTATATGCTATAAGCAGAGCCTCGGCTTCATCATCTTCTGATTTCTTGCTTTTCGGCCCATACCATTTCAATTCTAAGCCAAAAATTTCATTCGCCATAATAATAGCTTTTTCTTTTAAAACTTCACGCTTCAAACCCTCTCTAGTTCCGTCATACAAACCAACAGCTTTTCGCCATTTTGAAGGTAACAGAAACACGGGCTTAATTTTATATCCTGCGCAAAGACATAAAAGCATCCCGTGTACTGCACCAAGGGTCTCTAGCGTGTGACTTCCGGGCTTTAAAGGCATCGCTTCAGCACAAATCGTATCAGGACTATAATCTTGAATCAATTTCATAAAAAATACAGATTCTTCCATAATCCTGTCACGCCAATCTTTGCTTTTTGGCTTTATACACCCGTGAGCTATCAGCCTTTTATCCTGAAACACACTCCACCCAGAACTAGTTGTAGAAGCATCAATTCCAATAATTATCATGTTTTCACTGACTCCGCGTCAATTATTTTATTAACCTTTAAGCCGTTCTTTTTGCATCCTTGCTGAAACCATTGATTGAATTTAACCTTGCCAACATGATTTACTAATTTGCTAAAGGCATCACGCCTTTTATTCCAATAACCACGCCCGAAAGCAGGGCCAGCGATACCTTCATATATAATTTCTGCCAAATATTGTCTGGAATCTTGACCTTGATAACTTCCAGCTACGCCAATATGTTGCCCGTAATCATGACTTTCAGGGTCAGCAGAACCAATAGACATTTTTTCAGGCGAATAAAAGAATTCGCCATTTACGTCATGCGCCCCGCCAGTAAAAGTTTTCTTATCCCATGCCTTTCCAAACTCTTTAGTCCGATTATAGACAGAAGGCTCACCGGCCTCATACACTACTTTTTCAATAATTTCGGTCTCATTTACTTCAAGAATTTTATCAAGGACGTAATTAACGACTTTTTCCATCACTGGCTTAAACATTCTTACCAGTTCATCATCATTTCTTGCGCTTTGCGCCATCCTTAATCACGCCCTCAATTTGCTTTTGATACTTAGGCCATAGCTTAATCACATCGCCAATGAACTTATTCATAGAAGTTGCGTAACTAATGGCTTCATACAACCGGTCAATATTCTTAATAGAGCACATGACCTCTTCAATCAGGCCGCTGGTAAGCAGGGTACCATGGCCTTTCTCTTGAAGCACCTCCATAGGAATATCAGTAACATACTTCAGTACAAGCATATCAATATTAGTTTGTCTTTCGGCCCAGGAATCTAGTTTTACAACAGAATCGGCAATAGCCTGAATTTCAGCATAAGTCAGATAATCATAAACTCTTATACCAAAATCTTCAATTACATGGTCTTTTCTCTTAATTTCCTTCATTTTCCATTTACTCCTTATTCTAAGAAATCGTTCTTTTCAAGACGTTCCTCATAGTTCTTCTTAATCAATCTTGCAGTGGCCTCGGTCACATTATTAGCAAAATTTTGATGCACTTGACAATATTGTTCATATTTTGTAATGTTCATTAAAGTTTGGTCGAAATGGTCTTTGCTATGTCTGATACCATGCCGAAGTTCGTCTCCAAATCTTGTAAATTGTGTTCGGCAATTTACAATAGCATTTTCTTTGACTTCTGTATTTAAACTATCAATCTTATTTTGAACATTACTTAAATTCTTTTCAATATCTTCAATTTTCTTTAACATTTCGCCATTGATACCCCGGCCAATAGCTTTTAAAATAACAGAATAGGGGTTCCATTTAATTCCTGATTTTTCGACAATACCAAGGACTACAGCTATGATTGCAGCAATCCACCCAAAATCTTTGCTCAAATCAATGCTAAAAGTCTCCAACATTATCTCACCCCACATCATTTATTATTTGCGGATTTTATAGCCTTCTTTCGTCTTTGATACCTTCACATACAAAGGTGCTTCGTCAAAAGGATTCTTGACTTTGATTGTAATATCATTATAATCAATATAAAGATAATTTTTACGCACGTTTACAACCTTATAATACCCTTTTGGGATTTCTGCCTTTTCTTTGATTCTACAATTTAAAGGCATATTTTGAGAAGGCTTGAAAGCCCGAATTTTATCACAATAATAAACGTAAGGGCAGATTGTTTGTGTGACTCGGCACTGATTTTTTTCTACATATTCACACATTTTTATCACCTTAAAAAAAGAGGATAGACAAAATTGCCTATCCTCTTAATATTTAAATTAGGTTACAGTTACATTGACGTATGCAGGGGAAACATTGGAGCCTTTTAGGGCCACTTCAATTACTGCAGCACCAGAAATAGCGCCAGCCTTTACTACACCGTCTGCGTCAACAGTCAGGCCAGTAGCAGTAGCTACAGGAGATTGTTCCTTTGTAAAAGTAAAATTGCTATTATCCTTCCGCTGAGAAGCCATACCCTTACCGAATACAGCACGGACAATTAGAGCTTCAGAAGCACTAGTGGCTAGCTCTAGGTCGGCGTTTTCCACAGCGATGGCCACGACTTCGTTCTGCCACTTAGCACCAAAAATCTCTTGAGTCATAGTGCCATAATAAGGGTCATCCTCACAAGAATTACCATCAAGAACAGCTAAAGCCATACCAGTTAGGTTGATAGTAGCGGCAGAAGTAGCGGTTAGAGATAGATTCTGAGAGCCTTTATGTTCATATAAGTTCGCTACACTTATACCGTTCTTAAAGAACAGCTCATGCTTTCGCATGAGAGCAGACTATATCTTCATCTTAATTATTCATATCAATATATCCAATAGAATGATTATTTAATAAATAATCAACTTCTTCTTTTAATCTTTCCGCACTTGGAATTTCTTCTTTTTTGTTCCCAAGTATTCGGAGAATTTTATATCCTTTACTCATTAACCAATGATTGCGTTTGCGGTCATAATCTTTTGTGTCTTGATGCCAGTACCAACCATCATATTCAACATCAATTTTTTGATTATCAATCGTTAATAAGCAATCTAAATTAACCTTATCAACAGGAAAACCAGAATAACAATTTTCTTGCCCATATAAATTGCACAATATTTGGAAAACTTGTCTTTCTGGCTTAGAAACTGGAACCGTTCCATTTTTAAACATAGAAAATCTTGCCTTCGCCATCATTTCGGGGCAAAAAGATGGATTATCGTAACCATACTTTCTTTGCATAGTCTCCTTGAAACTTTCTTTTCCCTGAGTTGCCTGAAAAGCATATTCGGCTCCATATCTTTCTTTCATCACTTGTTTGGCTTTTTCTTTACAAATTTCAGAAGCACCTGGAGAATTTACTCCAAAATGTTTTATAAAAGTTGACTCTATTTTCTTCTGCTTGCATTCTACACAACAATCTTTTCCACGTTCAATCCCTTTGGTATAACAAGCATAAGAAGTAATATATTCTTTCCCACAGAAATCACAAATTACTTTTACTTTAGAGCTACTTTTGTTTTGCAATTCTTTTGCAAAAACTTTAAAAGTATCGCTTCTTTTAGTAAAGATATAACCTTTTGATTTGAAATGTTTTATGTTATTAGAATTCCATTTTACTTCGACCAGTTGGTTTTCATCAAACATGTATTCACTCCTTTCTTTTGAATTTTTAATAATAGATATTTTAGATAATATGAATAATTAAGAGCTATATTTTTCAGCCCGCTTGGGCTTACTCTCCCACAAGGAGATAGTCGTTGGGGGTCTCCCGTGTATATTATAACATATTTATATAATATGTCAAT